GCATGATGCAGGAGACGCTGTCGTCTGCAATTACCGCTGACTCTACACGAGAAGCGCCCGACAGACCCCAGAAAGCTGCAGCCCCACTAACCGCGAGCCAGCTAGCTATATACAATCAGATCGCTCACCACTTAGGCCAGCCCGAACTAAGGCACGTCAACAATGAGAGCGCGCTCAGGCTAGCGATCGACGCCCAGTATGAGCTGGCCACAGATCACCTACTAGAGAAGATCTCACCTAAGTTTGCTACTGAGACAGCCACGCTAGCGGATGCCGACGACAGTGCGGTTCATGGGTTTGATAACGTATTCACGATCCCGACTAACATGGTCACGCTCTCAGGCGTGTGGTCGGACGAGAACCTAGATTTTCCTGTTCTGAGGTACCTGCACGAAGACACCCAGATCTTTGTGGACGCGTTCGATCCAATTTACATACGCTACGTTAAGAAAGAAGTTGCCGAGACATCGTGGACGCCCACGTTCAAGCAGGCGCTAGCCGCGCACATTGCTACGCGGCTATCGGGTGCGTTCGCTGCAGAAAGACTAGAGTACCTGTCCGGCATGATGCAGGAGACGCTGTCGTCTGCAATTACCGCTGACTCTACACGAGAAGCGCCCGACAGACCCCAGAAAGCTGCAGCCCCACTAACCGCGAGCCAGCTAGCTATATACAATCAGATCGCTCATCATTTAGGCCAGCCTGAACTAAGGCACGTCAACAATGAGAGCGCGCTCAGGCTAGCGATCGACGCCCAGTATGGGCTGGCTACGGATCACCTACTAGAGAAGATCTCACCCAAGTTTGCCACTGAGACCGCCACGCTAGCGGACGCGGCGGACAGTACCGTGCACGGGTTCGACAATGTATTCACGATCCCGACTAACATGGTCACGCTCTTAGGCGTGTGGTCGGACGAGAACCTAGATTTTCCTGTTCTGAGATACCTACACGAAGACACCCAGATCTTCGTGGACGCGTTCGATCCCATCTATATACGCTACGTTAAGAAAGAAGTTGCCGAGACAGCGTGGACGCCTACGTTCAAGCAGGCGCTAGCCGCGCACATTGCTACACGGCTATCGGGTGCGTTCGCTGCAGAAAGACTAGAGTACCTGTCCGGCATGATGCAGGAGACGCTGTCGTCTGCGATCACCGCTGACTCCACACGAGAAGCGCCCGACAGGCCTCAGAAAGCCGCAGCTCCGTTAACCGCGAGCCAGCTAGCTATATACAATCAGATCGCTCATCACTTAGGCCAGCCCGAACTAAGGCACGTCAACAATGAAAGCGCGCTCAGGTTAGCGATCGACGCCCAGTATGAGCTGGCCACAGACCACCTATTGGAAAAGATCTCACCTAAGTTTGCCACTGAGACAGCCACGCTAGCGGACGCGGCGGACAGTGCGGTTCATGGGTTTGATAACGTATTTACGATCCCGACTAACATGGTCACACTTCTAGGCGTGTGGTCGGACGAAAATCTAGACTTTCCCGTTCTGAGGTACTTACACGAAGACACAGAGATCTTCGTGGACGCGTTCGACCCCATCTACATACGCTACGTCAAGAAAGAAGTAGCCGAGACAGCGTGGACGCCTACGTTCAAGCAGGCGCTAGCCGCGCACATTGCTACACGGCTATCGGGTGCGTTCGCTGCAGAAAGACTAGAGTACCTGTCCGGCATGATGCAGGAGACGCTGTCGTCTGCGATCACCGCTGACTCCACACGAGAAGCGCCCGACAGGCCTCAGAAAGCTGCAGCCCCACTAACCGCGAGCCAGCTAGTTATTTACAATCAGATCGCTCATCACTTAGGCCAGCCCGAACTAAGGCACGTCAACAATGAAAGCGCGCTCAGGTTAGCGATCGACGCCCAGTACGATCTGGCCACCGACTATCTGCTGGAAAAGATCTCACCCAGGTTTGCTACCGAGACAACTACGCTAGCCGACGCCGGCGACAGTGCCGTGCACGCGTTCGATAACGTGTTCACGACCCCTGCCAACATGGTCACACTCTTAGGCGTGTGGTCGGACGAGAACCTAGACTTTCCCGTTCTGCGATATTTGCACGAAGACACAGAGATCTTTGTAGACGCGTTCGATCCCATCTATATACGCTACATCAAGAATGAAGTGGTCGAGACGGCGTGGACGCCTACGTTCAAGCAGGCGCTAGCCGCGTACATTGCTACACGGCTATCGGGTGCGTTCGCTGCAGAAAGACTAGAGTACCTGTCCGGCATGATGCAGGAGACGCTGTCGTCTGCGATCACCGCTGACTCTACCCGGGAAGCGCCGGTCAGGCCTCAGAAAGCCGCAGCGCCTTTGTCTGCGGAAAAGCTGGCTATATACAACCAGATCGCCCAGTCACTCGGCCAGAAAGAGCTGCGCCACGTTAACGACGAAAGTGAGCTGCGGCTAGCTATCGACAGTCACTACGCGATCATCAGAGATCAGCTACTCGAAACCATTAAGCCAAGATTTGCCACGACATTCGCTGTGCTCACAGACTCAGCCGACAGCTCCGTGCACGCTTTCGATAACGTGTTCACGCTGCCTACCGGCCTAGTCACGCTAGTCGGGGTGTTCTCTGACATCGAGCTAGACCAGCCGGTGACAAGATACCTGCACGAAGACACTGAGCTGTACGTTGCTAACTACCCGACTGTCTACTTAAGGTACATTCAGAACGAAATCGCAGAAAGCGCATGGACGGCCACCTACAAACTGGCTTTGTCCGCTAAAATAGCTGCTCGCTTGGCGCCAAGGTTTGCGTTAAAGAATGAAGACCCGTCGAGCCCCAGCTACGCCTCTGCAGTCAAGTACTTAATGGCTTCTTTTGAGAACGAAGTCGTACGTGCCATGCAGGACGCCATGGTGGCAGACTCTATGATAGAGCCCCAGACGCGGCCAATAAAGGCCACTAGGGTTCTAGACGACGAGTACAGGGCTCTCTACAACAAAGCACTACAGATCCTCGGTCTCCCTCAACTGACCAGCAACACCGACGAGTCGGCGCGCAAGGTGGCGCTCGACTACGCCATAGACAATAAAGCAGTCGAAACCGTGTTCGAGTTAATCTCGTGGGGGTTCCTGTACAAGCGTTTAAAACTCAGTGCCAGCGTATCGGAGATCCCGAGCTTCGGGTTTCAGTACGCGTTCGATGTGCCGGCGGATTTCATTCGGATAGATAGCGTCTCAGCCGACGAGTACTTCCGGCACCCTCAGGATTACACCAGAGAGGGCGACTTCTTCTACGCAGATGTGAAGGACCTGTACATTAGATACCTCTCAAACGCTCAGGTAACCACCCCCGCCGTGTGGCCCGTCTATATTCACAATCTTGTTGCGGCGGAGCTGGCTCGCAACTGCTCAGGCGTGCTAGACGCCGACAGAGACAACGCTCGCATAATGTACCAAGAGTACAAAGATGAGGCCTACAACACTGACGCTCAGCGTAACCCACCTCAGGTCATAACCACCGGCAGTTGGGTCGGATCTAGAGCCAGTGGAACAACCCGACGCAACGGAAGGCCGTAGATATGTCCCGCACTCTTTACAACAAATTCAACCGAGGCGAGGTCGATGAGAAAGTCATGGCTCGCGACGACGTTGAAAGAATAGTCAACTCAGGCTCGCTAGTGGAAAACTTTACTCCGCTTAGAGCCGGTCCGATGCAGTACCGGCCCGGCTTCGAGTTCTCAGAGGCAGCCAAGCCCAACGAGTCGTACTACCTGATCCCATTTGTGGACGACGGGGAGAACCCCACTTTTCTTGAGCTGTCCCAGAGCGCGGCTAATCCCAGCGTAGAAACAGTCAGATTTATAGTCAACGATGCAGTGGCCACGGCCACTGCCACTGACGACACGCTTGCTAACGGCAGCTTCACCGATAACATCGGCAGCTGGACGGCAGACCATGACGGGGCCGGAGCTGCGGCGTGGGACGCGGGGGGTAGAGCGAAACTAACTGGCGCCACCGCAAACGGTGCGTGGGGAAGACTCTACCAAACCGTGACCCAGTCTGCCGGCGAGAGAAGCATCAGGGTAGTGGTGGACAGCACCCCGATCCTAGTTCAAATAGGGACTGACGGCTCTCAAAGTTCTGACATATTTCAAGACGTACTGGGCTTAGGGATACACGTGCTCACCTTTACGCCGACCGACGATTACACAATTACGCTGTCTAATGACAAGCCGTACGCGGGCTACGTGTCCTTTTGCGACCATCTGGCCGCAGGGGCGATTGAGCTGTCCGGATCCATAGTCCTAGACACCACTACCACCGCTGGCACCCTGCAGTCGATACGGTACACGCAGGTCAATGACGTGTGCTTTATCACGGACGGGGCGTACATCACGGAGAGGCGGTCGTACCCGTTCTGGCTAATTAAGCGACGCGGGCTAAAGTCTTGGAGCTTTGAACTGCCCGAGCAACTAGACGGCCCGTTCGGTCCAATTAATATCACTGGCGTCACGCTGGCTGTGACTGCCACTACTGGTGACACCACTCTGACTGCCAGCAGCGACTTCTTTAATGACACTGCCACTGACTACCGAGACCAGTATCAGATCGCTCACGGCGAGACGGCGGGGGTGTGCGAGATAACTTCGGTCACTAATAAAACTACTGCTCTCGTAAGAGTGCTGCGTGCGTTCGGTGCCACCACGGCTACAGCCGACTGGAATAAAGGGGAGCTGGGGATCACCACTCCTGGGCCTACGGCGTCTGAGATATTCGATGGCCGTCTTTGGTTAGCGGGGGGCGCTCGGCTTTGGGGGTCAGTGTCAGACAGATACACCTCGTTCGACACCAGTCTGGACGGCAACTCCGCTGCAGTGTCAAAAACTCTTGGATTTGGACCAGTTCAAAACGTGTCTTGGCTTAGGGGGGGAGACATCCTGCTCATGGGGCTAAGCTCCGAGGAGGTGGAGGTTAACTCCAACGCGGACCAAGACGCTCTTAACGCGAATAACGCTCGGGTACGCAGGGCCACTAATAAAGGCTCTGCCCGAGTAAGGCCTGAGGTCGTAGACAAGGTGGTCTACTTTGTTCAACGCGGGCTAAAGAAAATATTCGCACTTAGCGGGCTCCAGGGGGAGCAAGTGTCTGCCCAAGACACCACGATCCTGCACCCCAACATCACTAGCCCGGGCGTGCAGCGTATGGTGTACTCGAGCGAGCCCGAGCCCCGCATGTATATTTTGCTAACGGATGGCAGCCTCAGGGTATTGCTATTTGACGAGGCGGAGGATGTCATCGCTTGGTCCCGAATCACAGTGGCAGGAGGAGGAGTAATTAAAGATATCGCTGCTTCCCCTACAACTGACGAAGACGCGGTAATGATAATAGTCGAGCGTGGCGGGGTAGCGTACATCGAGCGCCTCGCCAAGTACTCAGAGTCGCTGGGTGGGCTCTCCTCTAGGCACTACGACAGCCATGTGGCGTTCGATGCGCCGGGTGGCACCCTAACGGGACTAGCGCACCTAGACGGAGTGCTGTGCCACGTCTGGGCGGACGGAGTGGAGAGACAGACAGTGACCCCCTCGTCCGGATCGGCCACTCTCGCGCAGTCAGGGTACGCCAAAGTTGTGATAGGCATTCGACACACCGCTAAGTGGAAAAGCAACAAGCTGTCTCGTTATGTCGATAAGTCGGTCTTAAACTACCGCAAGCGAGTCGTGCAGATGGGGCTGGTCATGAGGTCCGTTGCGCTCCGTACCTTAAAGTACGGCGCGGACGAGCAGCACCTTAGCAGTATGCCGGAAACGGACCAAGGCAGGGCTAGGGCTCCAACTGACGAGCCCATACCTTCTATAGTTGGGACAATCGTGGGTGCGACGGATGGAGCTATCAGCGTCCAAGAGATGCGGCTATTCGCTGGCACTGACAAGACGTACCTAGTGGCTGCGTGTGACACCCTTGTGTCCGCCCCTAGCGCGCAGAGAATGCAGTTCTTGGCGTACTTAGACGGGTACATGTATAACGTGGGCGGCACTGACGTCAGTAATGGGAACCTCAAGGAGTTGTGGCGGTACGAGGTAGCCTCGGGTGCATACGACCAAATGGCCCCCGCCCCGAACATAGCAGTCGAGCACTCCGTGTGCGCCGGCGAAGGTAAGTTCATGGTGATGTCAGCGAGCGGCGGGTTTCAAGTGTACAACGTCTCGACCGACGCGTGGCTCGCATCCCCCGCCCAGCCGACTGCCGCTAGGAAAGAGGCAGCACTTGCCTACTACGATGGCAAGGTCTACTACTACGGAGGTAACAACGGGGGAGCGTCGAGCAACACTTGGGGGATATACGATGTGGGCGCCGACAGCTGGGACGAGACCGCGTATAGCGGCAGCCCCGAAACTAAAAGATCCCATTGCGCGGCAGCTCCTCAGTCGGGTGTCGGCGCAGGCAAAATCTATTTTTTTGGGGGACTCACTGGGGCCACCACTGACACTCGCAAGATGGAGATATACGACATTGGATCCAACACCTTCGGGACTGCAATCGACGCCACTATTCCGACTAAGGCGTACGGCAAACTAGAAGCCACTGACGACGGAGAGTTGTACCAATGGGGCGGAGGTCCTCGCGTTGGCGCAGGGGATGCTTTGGTGTGGAAATTTAATATCACTGCGGGCACTTGGAGCGTAGTTAACGACGGCACAGGGGTCCGCCCTTTGATTAGTAGCTACCAGTTCGGGCTGGCGTTCGACCCAATCAACGGGGACCTCTACAAAAACGGGGGGTTGTCTATCGAATACATGAGCTCCATTAACCCCGACGGCAATCCTAACGGGTGGACCAACGACCTGTGGAAGTACAGCATCTCTACAAATTTGTGGACCGAACTTAAAAAAGAGGGGGAGCTAGCCCCTATATCTGGGGCCATCCGGATTGCGGACGTAACAGACCCTGCGGCGATGGTGTCGCTCTCTGCTTTAAACATTAGCTCAGGCACGGACGACTGCTTGGGGTACGGGGTCGTGACTGACCAAGGGTACGCCTACCTGAGAACTCGCGAGCACGACGACAGCACGCTCAACCGAGGGCTGGCCGTAGTCAACATACTGGATCCCTCCAATCCCACACAAGAGGCGTACCTTGCCGGCTCCGTGCTCTCTGACGCGGGGAAGTGTATTGCTAAGCAAGGGGGCTTCCTATTCTTGGTGTCGTTAGTGACTGACGGGGTATTGGAAGTGGTAAAGGTAGACCCTCCCAGTGCTCCGGTACTAGAGGCGGTGACGCTGGACCTGGTTACCGTGTCCTCGAATGCTAACCCCGACTCAATTGCGATTAACCAGTACTACCTGTATGTGCCTTGGGAAGGGAATCTGCATATCGTAGACATATCAGACCCTCGCAACATTTCGCTGAGCTCTAGGTTCAGCCTTCCAGTGGCAGCGGCTTCGCAGTGCCAGGTGGAGCGGAGCACGCTGTATGTGCTTGACGTTGTGGCGGGGACCGTGCTGGCGTACGATGTGGCCGACCCAGTCGCCCCAGTGCTGATAGGATTTATAACTGACACGGCGCTGGTGGGGGCTACAGACTTCATAGCGACCTCGCCTTGGCTCTACGTTTCGACGGCCACCACGGTGGTGGTGTTAGATTTCAGGGACCCCAGCGTTCCCCTAAAGTTTGCCGCGTATGCAGGTTTTACGGATTTGAACACTTTGACCATGGCGACCCCTAATGTATTATTCGGGGGCAGCTCTACAGGAAAGGGGACCGTGTACGCAGCAGACCAAAGGTCGTGGGCGTATGTGGACTACGACGAGATGAGCTTTGCGTTCGACGGAACGTACGACACGGACTCCAGAGTGCTTCTACAGGCCACGGGACCCGCCACTATAACCGCATTAACTTTAGAGATTGAAGATGTTGATCATGCGACCAATGGTAGCGAAAGATCTAACTGATCTTGAGCTACCCACCTTTGGTAGAACAATACGAGGCCAAGTAGCCGAGGTAGATGGTAAAACTGTGGCGGCCACAGGAGTGCTGCACACCTCTCCTTTCTACGCGTTTGCGCACATAACCCCTGCAATGAGGGACCACCCGCGCGCGATAGTTAGAGTAATCCAAGGGTTTGAAGAATTTTTAACAATGTACTACGGCACGGTGTACGCGATCGCCGATGTGAACGAGAATAATGCCCCCGCCGTGCTGGAAAGAGCAGGCTTCAAGCATTACCAAACTAGCTTAGAAGGGGAGGTGTACCGATGGCAGCAGCCGCAATACCACTAGCCACGACCGCATTCAGCGTGGCCAGTAGTGTGTCCAAGGGACGCGCTGCTAGAAAAGCGGCGGACTCCGAGGCAGCTCAGATATCGGACAACGCTCGACGGGCCAGAGAAGAGGGCCAGTCCCGAGCGGATGAGATTCGCAGGCAAACTAACCGGCAGATGTCTGACGCGCAGGCGATCCAAGGCGGGTCCGGTTTCTCTGCCAGTGACGCCCAAGCGCTAAAGCAGATTGGGGACATCTCCGGTGCTGGAAAATACAACGAGTTAGCTCAGCTATACCAAGCCGACAGTCAAGCGACGGGGATGGAGCGTCAGGCTCGCGAAACTAAGAAAGCAGGGAGACGGGCTCAGCGTTCGGCGTACCTTGGCGCGGTGTCCACTGCATTCTCGGGAGGCTCTAAAATTAAAGATGGCTTCAACGCGTTCAAAGAGTCGAGAGTCAACCGGGGCATGGGCGTGCCAGTTGTCCAGTCCGTGCCTTCGTTTAGATCCAGTTCCGGCACCACTTCGTTCGGGGCAGGCCCTAGGGGCGGCAGTATCGGCAGGAGGGCGTATTAATGCCCCAGATCCCTCGCGGCGCAGATATAAACAGACAGATCGGGTCTGGCCAGCAATCGGTCACTAGGCAAGACACGAGAGACGCGGGCGTGGGCACGGCGCTGATCGCCGGCCAGCTAGAGCAAGTGGCTGACAATCGCAGCAGATACCAGCTGGCCCAAGCCAAAACCTCGTTTCTCACAGCTAAAGTTAAGCAGGACAACGCGTACAACAACGACGAGGATTATGCTTCTATCCCCACTCGGTACGAGAACACTATGCGTAGCGCGATAAGCGACGCGTCGCAGCTGATAGATGACTCTCGAGTCCGAGCGATGTTCCAAGACGACTCGGAGCTGCAGTCCCTTAAAGGGTTTGAGCGGATTAGCTCTTTCGCTCGGGGTGTCGAGACTGACTACCAGCGGGCCTACGTGAGCGACGGCCTTAAGAAGATTAGGGAGTCCGCACTCACCGGCGACGTGAGCGACTCTATGGCGGCGGCCAGCGAGCTAGTGGATAGCGCAGTCGCCATGAACTATCTGTCCGCCGAGGAAGGCGAGTCGGCAATATCCGCGTGGACGGACGACACCTTGGTCTCTAAAATCAAGATGATGGAGCCGGAGGAACGGGTAAACTCGCTCAACCAAGAGTGGGCGAGCAGCATACCCTCAGATCTTAGGGTAGGGCTGCAGCGCGAGTCGGACGCCATGCTGCTAGATTCGCGCGCGATGGGATTTGTGGACGAGCTGATGATCCAAGGCAAGGGCGACGAATACAGCATGGGCCAGATAAACTTAATCCCCGACCCAGATTTGAGGGCCGCAGCGGAAAGCAGGTACAAGACTGAGATAGGCACGCGCCGGACCCTATCCGCAGAAAACGACACTGACGACATGAACCAGTATTACGCGATGCTCCGAGACCCAGCTAACGCTAGCGCGGGACCCGGCGAGAGATTCACGTACGACAGTATCCCAGAGGACGTTCGCAACCAGTTCTCGGCAAACACTGTGGCATCTCTTCGAGCAGCAGAGGCTCAAGGCGTATCTGCCACAGCGCCTCGGACAGACTACCTGGTGCAGCAAGCACTGCACGACGCGGCACGGCTCGCTGACCGAAGTAAGGACTATACTCAGTTTCGCGAGCTGCTTAACTTAAGTCGTGGCTCACTGAGCGCGGGAGATAACAACCGGTGGTCCGAAGTGGCGTCTGCTGGGGTCGAGGGGCTAGACCCCGTGGTGGAGTCTTACCTAAACGATCAGCAGTACGTGATCGCTAGGCTCACGGATCAGCTAGGATCGGTCAAGCCTTCTGACAGAGGCAGAAAAGAAGAGGTTAACGACTTGGTCCTGAGATGGGACACACACCGCAATAACTACCAGAACTCAAACAAAGGCGAGGTCCCTAGCCCCGCGATGAGACAAGATTTTATGGACATTTTTCTCGAAGAAAGAGCTTTCAAAAAGCCGGCGCTGTTCGGGTGGATGGAGACCAATGTAAGGTCTGACTTTGTAAGCATGAGTCCGGGCGACAAGAGCGCGTTCCTCGACACCCTACAGGCGTCAGACGAGGGTCGATTCAGCGCGGTGCTTAACCTCATGGGGGTGGAGAAGCTACAAGACATCGACGAGGCAGACTACGGCGACATCCTCACCCTGTGGGAGACTAAATAGTGCCAATAACACCGGACCAGATTAGGCAGATGAAGCAGTTTGACACCGACCGAGAGGCGGAGAACCTGCAGTCCAAGCTCAATGCGAGCATAGGCCGAGACCCCAGCAAAGACGCCGAGGTGTTGACCCTCAGTAACGAGACCCAGCTGCCGTTCGATGTGGTCGAAAGGAGGCTTCCCGAGATCCGCAAGCGCGGGCAGTCAGACCCGTACGACGCCAAGGGGCTGATAGCTAGCCACCCGCGCACCGCGCAGTATTTGTCCTCGGGCCGCAATGCGTTGGCAGCTGCTCAAGACATCCCAGCGATGCGAGACCTCGAGGACGAACTGTGGGGCAAACGGAAAGGCACCCCGTTCTTGAAGAACACAGTGCTCGCCATGGGCGAGAGAACTAATGACCTCACTGGTAACCTTGTCGAGCTAGTGGGTAACCTCTATTCGGAGGTGTCGGCGTTCGACCCCACGATTGAGTTCGGCGAGGATGGAATGTCGTTTAACTTTATCGACGACTCTCCCCGAGACCCGAACGCGTTCCAGCGGGTAGGCAAAGCTGTCTCAGAAGGCAGCTTAGGGTACGTGCCCACCTTCACTTGGGAGAATTTGAAAGGCGACTTATCCGTGGCCAACTTGGCGGGGTACGTTGTGGAGACCGGCGCGCAGTCCATGGTGGACATGGCCGCGATGCTCACCACCATGCCGGCGTACCTAGCCAGCCGCACCGAGGAGATAGCTGAGAGCCGCGTAGAGAACATCGAGGGCCGAGATAACGTGACTCTGGCGGATCTAGCCGCGTCTGTGCCAACGGCGGTGCTAGTCAGCCTTATAGACCGGTTCTCTGCAAAAGGGATACTGGGCCTAGCCGACGACGTACCTGTCGGCACGGGGTTTGGCTTCGCAGCTAAAGAAGTCGGGAAGAAAGGGGTTCTCGAGGGCGGCACCGAGTTTATCCAAGAACAAATTGAATACGCGGGCGAAGTACTGGGCACGGACGTAGACTTCGACGCAATGGTCTCGCTCGATCGAGGCCTCGCGGGGGCGGTAGCGGGAGGCCCAATGGGCGCGACTATACGCACTCTGTCTCTGCCAGCTAACGCGCTTGCGGCTAGGGCTGAGAAAGAAGTATCGGTTCGAGTGGAAAGTGCGGTCGAGCAGGTGTCAATTGCTAACATAATTACGAAAATTAAAGGCATGAAGCTGTCGCAGTCAGCGCCCGCCGAGCAGCGCAAGTTCCTAGAAGGGCTGGACGGGGACCACCAACTCTACGTGACGCCCGAGGAGGTCTTGGCGGCTGCGGAGGAGGGGCTGCCTGTGCCTAAGGCGATGCTCGACCAGGCTACGAACAACCCGAGCACGGATGTGACTATCAAGGTCTCAGAGTTCGGCGCCGACGTGGTGTCTAACGAGCAGCTACTGGCTCGGCTAGAGACTCACATGAAGATGTCGCCTAACAGTATGACCCGCGCCGAGATGGACGCTAAGGACTCTTCTAAGATCGGGGACATGATGGCCCGCGCCAAGCAGGACTCAGAGCTAAGATCCGAAGCAGACGCTATCCATGCGAGTGTGACGGACCAGCTCGTGGCGACTAAGCGCATGACTCGCGCCCAAGCGGCCAAGCAGGCCCAGCTGATACCAGCCTACGTGACCACATCGGTCGAGAGGCTCAGAGAACGCGGCATAGACATCTCGGTGACTGAGATGTACGAGAAGATGAATTTTACCGTCGAGGCTGCTACGGCGCCCACGACGAGGAAGTCCGGCCCCGAAGTATTGGCGCAATCGCAAGCCGAGGGCTATGAGGGCACCGACCCCGGGGAAGCCCAAGAGTGGGTGGACGGCGTTGCTAAGTTCGGGGCCGAGGGTATGACTACTGAGGCCCGCATGTCCCGTGCAGCAGAGATGGGGTTTGATGCTGATACTGTTTACTACCACAAGTCAAAGAATGACTTTTCAGAATTTTCTAGGGATGTTGAATCTGGGTGGACGAATGATAGCAAAACAAATGGGATTTACTTTGCCAGCGACCCTTATTATGCAGGCATGTATCCTGGAACTACTGTTTACCCTACATATTTAAAGAAGGGAGCAAGGATTAAAGACGTTAGCTCTAACTTGGAGCTATCAGACCAGCACAAAGAAACCAGAAAGGCTGAACAAGACGGATTTACGGCTGTAAGAATTACAGACAATTCTTTGGGTGAGTTTATTGTTTTTGACCCTTCCCAGATACGCTCAGTAAACGCAGCGTTTGACCCGGACGCATCTAGCTCGCCCAACATTCTGGCGCAAGGCCCCAACTCCGGGGACGGACAGACGTTAAAACAATCCGTAGACTTGAACGAGATCACCGACAGCATGCAGGAGCTGGACCTGACGGTGCCGTTAGATAAACAGGGCGTGGATCCGAAGATAATCGCGCGTATTGAGAAACATGTAGGCGAGGATATGCTGGCTGTGCTGGTCGAAAATGCCAACGCTGACATCGCGGACCTTACCGGTAGCGAGCTACACCAATTCATGGCGCGGATCTTGTCCGAGGGGTCGTTACCCTACTACACGGATTCTGTGGGGGACCCCGACATCGATGCTGTCCGATACCTGCGCCGCATGGGCCTGTTCGTTGCAGCACGGGACGTATCCGACGACGCAGCACTGTACCAAGAGGGGGAGAGCGGACCTACGGTGAAGGGCGAGCTGGAGTTCTTCTCGGACGACTCTCGCATAATTAAGCTGTTTGAGACATCCGACGAGTCCACATTCCTACACGAGGCGGCTCACCTGTTCCTTGAGACAGAGAAACAGCTTGCCGCAGAGTTTGGGTTAGGCGAGAACCAGCAGTCGATCCTAGACTTCTTGGAGCTAGACTCGTTTGACAGCATTCCCGTAGAAAAGCACGAGCTGTTTGCTCGCACATTCGAGCAGTACCTGCGGACCGGTGACGCCCCATCCCCGACCCTGCGCGACGCCTTTGTGGAGTTCGCGCGCTGGTTGTCTCGCGTGTACCAGTCGGCCCTAGCGCTGAACGCCCCACTCACTGACGAGGCCAAGGGGATGTTTGATCGGCTGCTAGCTACCCAGAAAGAGATCGAAGACTCCAAGACTGAGCCAGTGTGGGCGCAGTTCTTTAAGGACATAAAGTCGGCAGGCATGACCGAGGCCCAGTGGGCGAAGTACCAGGCCCAGGTTAAGAGAAAGTCCGAGAGAGCAGAAGGCTCGCTGTACGACAAATTGACCAAGCAGTACATGAGCCGGCGCACGACCGAGTGGAACCAAGAGAGGAAGCCATTGGTCGAGATGGCCATGGAGCGGCTCGAGGACTCACCAATCTACGGCGCCATCAAAGCGATGAGGGAAGTGCCGCTGGACAGCGAGGCGCTTAAACCGTTTCTAGCGGGTAACCCTAAAGCTGCGGGTAGATTCATAGCGCTGCGCAAGGCTGACGGCTCGGGGATGGACCCCCGGCTGTACGTGGAGCAGTTCGGGTTTGAGTCTGTGGAGGCCATGGTCAACGCGATTACGAACGCGCCGGCTCTCAAGGTCGCGGCGACCGCCGAGGCACAGCGTTTGATGATCAAGAAGTACGGCGACATCTTAAATGACGGCACGCTGGAGAAAGAAGTCAGGGACTCCCTACACAACGCCGAGCAAGCTAAGCTGCTGCAGATGGAGCTAGCTGCTATGGCTAGAAGGCGCCGGACCAAGGAGCCCCTAGACCTCAAGGCCCTGCGCTCTGACGCTAAAAAGATCATAAGCCAGATGAGAGCTGCCGACATCCGCCCCGACAAGTTCTACAGATCCGAGGTTAGGGCAGCTGTCGCAGCTGGCAAAGCCAAGACCGCCGAAGAAGCGTACCAAGCCAAACTCCAGCAGCTGGCTAACCACTACCTGTACAAGGAGGCGCTGGCCGCTAGGCGAAACGCGGCCAAGTACCGCAAGCACATGTTTGGGGTGCTCAACCGTACCTATCGCACCAGCGAGGTGGCTAAAGAATACGTGCAGGAGATGAAGCAGCTCGTGCGCATGTACAACATGAAGACCCCCGACGAGAGGGATGCTGTAGCAGCTAAGTTCTTCACGTTCATGTCAGGCCAGCTCGAGGCGGGCGTGCCCATCGATCTCAAAGACCACAACTTGATATTGCTCGATCACCGTAATCGCCTAGGGGGGTCTATCGATTTTAGCATGCCACTGGTGTCTGACTTGACGATGGACCAGCTGCGCTCGGCGTATGAGCAGCTAGTGCACCTCCGGCACATGGGGGGCGTAGAGGCTCAGAAAGAGAAAGCCGAACTAGTCGAGAAACGGCAGACATTAGTTGACGCGCTGCAAACGAAGATCTCTAAGGCCGCGAATAAGCGTCAGTACAAAACCGAGAAACAGCTAGAACGCGCGTCGGCCCCAAAGTCCTTGTTCTACAAACTGCCTTCTCTGCGCAACCTGATACGCGACCTAGACAACGGGGACGCAGGCGCGTTCGCCAAGCTACTGTGGACGCCCATCTACACCGCCGAGAACAAGAAGCTGTCGATCCATAAGGAGTGGTACGACGAGCTTAACAACTTAATGACAGGTCCAGACGGTAAAGAGTTTGACCTCTCTTCGATTAACGACAATAAGGAGAGCCGCGTGACCATCCCAGGCACCGGTCTCTCCATGACAGCGCGAGAGCGCGTGATGCTGGCGTTGTACTGGGGCGAAGAGTACAGCCGCGACGCTGTGATCGATGGCTACCGAAAAGCCCCCACCGGCGAGATGGAACTAGACGAGGAGGGCAACTCCACTAAGATCAAAAAGAAGGGTGAGAAGACCGTCTCCGTCGAGAATGTAGAGGAGATGTTAGAAAATCTAACCGACCAGCAGATCGAAATTGTTAACAGGATCTGGCAATTCCACGACTATATCTCCGCCCCTCTGTTTGAGTCTGAGTACAAGCGGGGCGGCGTGGCGCCTGAGAAGATCCCAGCTGTCCCGTTCGAGATCAGGGGCAAGCCGATGAGAGGAGGGCACATGCGCCTGTACTACCACGGCCAGCCGACGATGGAACTCGCCGCAGAAGCTACGCTAATCTCAACTAATAACGTGACCCCGTCTAAGCACGGCTCTGTTTACGAGCGACTCGGATCTGGCGGAAAGAAAGTCAGCATGAACATGGACAACATCTTCCGCAATATCACTGAGGCGATCCACAAGGTGGCCTACACTGACGCGGCTAGAGAGCTTAATCAGATTTACGCCCACCGCTCGACCCGCGAGGCTATCACTGACGCTATGGGCCAAGGGTTCGAGCAGGCGCTGTTCGAAAACATCAGGGGGCTGGTGACGGACATGAAGGAGCCCCAAGGTGACAAGTACATCGCCGCTGCGTCTCGCTGGCTGAGAACGTCAGCGTCGAGCATGTACCTGTCCTTTGGCGTTCGTAACATTGTGCAGCAGTTCGGCACGATCATAACTGCAGTAGACGAGCTACCGGGCGCGAGCTACGCGGTCGCGGTGGCTGAGTTCGCTTCCGACTGGGATGGCAACACCGCGAAGGTTAATGAGCTGTCCCCCCAGATGGCGTCAAGGGATGTGAACCTCAACCGAGAGCACTCCGAGATGCTAGCCCGTGTGGACACAGGCACTAGGTTCGAGAAGTATGTGCAGGTGGCGAACCGGTACGGATTCAAGCCCCACGTGTTCATCGATGGCATGATCGCCTACCCCCTGTGGCTCAAGGTGTACAACAACGCTATCGAGCAGCACGGCGACTTGGTCAGAGCGGCGTCTGAGGCGGACGTGTCCGTGGCGGAGACAGTGGGATCGGGGCTCGACATCAACATCGGCAAGTTCTTTAGATCCAACGAGAGCGAGTTCATTAAGCTCATGGGCCTGTTCGGGTCATGGTTTAACGGGGTAATATTTCAGAGGGCGTACAAGTCCACTGAGGGCGGGTCCAAGGTGGTCAGCACCAAGGCGGCTAGGCAGCTAATCGCAGTTCCGTTTGCGCTAGCGGCGGCCACGCAGTGGCTAGTAGCTGACTTCCCAGACGAAGACGACGAGGAGGGGCTGCTGTCTTGGTCCGCGAGAACGTACCTGGGGTTTATGTCAGGCACGATCCCGATGTCGGGGATGTTCGTGTCGGAGATGAGAGGGTTTGGCGCCCAGTCCATGACCACATCAGTCGCGGGCAAACTGGCGCAGGGACTCACTCTGCCGGGGCGAGCGTTCGGAGAAGACTCAGAAATGACCGCCTCCGAGGGGCTCTACGAGTTGCTCACTATCACTGGAACGGTCATGCCGGTGCCGGGGCTAGGCAACGTGACGAGGATGCTGCAGTACTATAATTCTCGTCAAGATGGGAACGAAGACGAGATTGAGGATATACTAGGCTGGACGCAGGAGACCTACCAGGCTCTAGTGGAAGGCTCGGATAAAAATCGGTAACTAGGAGAACGATCATGGCAATAGAAATTAGCGTGACAGGAACAACCATCACGTCGCTGGGAATTGTGGACGCGAGCAAGAAAGGCATGGCCATTCTCGTACGGGCGGCCAGCGATTTGGACGGCGGGACAATTACTATAAGCACCCGCCCGTCGGGGAACACTGGCGTACGGGAGGTATTGTCCACAGCTTTGGACGGGGCCGACCCCACAACAGCGTCCGCGACGTTCACGGTAGGGTCTATGATGGAGGTGTTCGCTACTCAGTCCGGCGCCAGCTCTACCGTAGTATACATCGTCTCTCAGTACTAGGAGCCTCTCATGGTGAACATCCGAAGGACATTAGGGGCGGTACAGTCCAGCGTAGTTGGGGTGATCTCCGACTGGCAGCAACCTAACTTCCAGGCGTCACTGCTTGCAGCACGCTACTTCCTTCCCTTCGATCCTGTGCTTAACAGCTACGGAAAACTTGCCGCAGCTTGGACGCCAGCGGGTGATTTTAAAGTCGAGATAAACTTTTCATGTACTAGTGGCTCTGGTGGTTACGTATTTTTTGACTATAGTCCCAATGGTCTTCTCTTTTGGGTTAGGGACGGAATACTTCAAGCGTATGTGGGAAATGGGTCCAGTTGGGTAATTTCGGAATTTAACGGTGTCTCCACCGTGACAGACGGAAAGTGGCGCAAAGCTGGACTTAGTAAAGTCGGTAGCTTATATACTATTTTTCTTGACGATGTAATAGAAAGCACAGTAACGAACGCCGCCGCAGTCACCCCCTACGTCAGCGAAGTAGGCAGAAGAAGCACCGGCTTTAATTACTTCCCCGGCGTACTAGCAAACCCCAAACTAACCGACCTAGACACGCCCGCGAACAGCCTAGAATTTAAGCTAAACAAAGCGACTGGCGAATACGAGCTGCCCGTTGGCAATGTGACCGGTAGTGAGTTAGTGACTAATAGCGTTGATCTTGTTAACACAACGGGGTGGACTTCGGCGCGAGGATATTCGACTCTATCGGTAGCGGCGGGAAACCTAAGAGTAACCGCAGACTCGACAACTACAATGGGCGGTTCTCATGGGATTCCGACTGAGGTTGGTGCGACTTATGAGTACAAATATACTTTTATTGAAGGGACAGCAACAGGCGCGGACGTCAGGATTCGATACGGTACGACTTCCAACCTAAATGCGGATCAAGATACATTACTGACGGAAAGTGGCTCGGGAACCGTAATTTTTGTTGCTACAAGCACGACCATGTATGTAGGCACTATTAGTACAGGGCATACGGCAGGCCAATACCACGAACTGGCTTTAACCTCGGTCAAAAAAGTAACCAGCGTCCTACTGTACAACAACATTCCCGAAGCCAGCAGATTCCAAGCGGGGCTTGTCGGGCGGGACTGGGTGGCTACAAATGAACAGTTTGAAAACGGTGATTTTGCCAGCAGTAGCGGGTGGACGTTGGGAAGCGGGGCAACAATCACAAATGGACAATTAGTTCTAGTTTCATCATCAGCTGATAATTACAGACCTACCGCTGATGGGGTGGTGTTCCCCGAAGGGATACCTTTCTTGGTTTCTGTATCAGTATCCAGTTATGTTTCTGGCGATTTTGATTATCAGTTGGGTCTACCGAGCGATACGGCCTCGCACTTACTCGATGTAAATGCAAATGGAATTTCAAAAGGTGTCCGCATAGTGACTTCAGACTCAACCAATAGGCCAAATATATCTACTAGTGGGGATGCCTTTACCGGAAATATTGACTACATATCAGGTAAACGCATCCTAGAAGCGCCACCACTGCCAATAGCCTTGTTTACTTTAAGTGGTATAATGACGTGCGATGGCACAATATCTTGTTCAGAAATAATACCTTGTGGAGATTGAATAATGGCAATTGCAAATGCAACATGTGGCGTAACTATAGGTTCAGAACTTGTGGCCATAGTTAACGCAATAAAAACGGTAGCAGAGAGGGCCACCACTACTTATTGGTTCGATGCAAACGATGCCGCAACAGCGTCTTCGCCCATAGCTCATAGCGCCAACTCAACTACTACTTTTTTAACCAATGACGGAGCTGGTTCCAGCACTACGTCCTATAACCCTGATTCAAAAGCGGCGTTGTGGAACACAGCTACAAACAAGTTTGATTTTAGTAGCTTAAAAACTGGTGATACTGTCGAATTTAGAATTGACGTAAACATAGCAAACGCGGCGGCGCAGGAGATTAATCTAGTCATGGACCTTGCTGAAGGCAGCGGTAATGAGTATAGCTTAAACGTCAACCATACTTATTTTAAAACGGCCTCGTCAGGCGATCAGATTACCGCGATGTTTCGCGTGTACATGGGCGATGAAGATACTAGAACAGGGACGGCAAGGTTTAGGCTTACGTCAATTGCAGCAACTACTGTAGTTGTTAATGGCTGGTTTTACCAGATTACGTCGGTTTAATAAAAAGGCTAAATCTAATGTATTACGCTTATCACCTTGGTTTTATACCCTTGCAGCTAACGGCCCTATACCCCCGTCACGCAGTGTATGGGGGGCTGGCCGTATTCGGTGAGTCTATTGAAGCACTGACGGGCGTCACGCTCGCCCCCGAAGAGATCGACAGCTATACCTACTTAGCCCAGTTAGCCGACGAGGCGGACCACGAGCACGCGCGCACTGCCGCTAACAAATCGCTGCGGGAGGCACTGCAGATAGCTCTGGCGGCACCCGACAGCAGAGAGATCCGTGTCAATAGCCAGCAAGCCCACTTGCTGCGCGACGACTGGCTCTCCGCACAACCAGACGAACAGCGAGTGTAACTATGACAATTGGAATAGATGCGGTTCTCAACATAGGCGGTAAGGTCATCGATAGATTGTGGCCGGACCCTGCCGAGCGCGACAAAGCTAAGCTCCGGCTGGTGGAGCTGCAGCAGAAAGGCGAGCTGGCGGATCTGAACGCGGATCTCGAACGCAGCCTCGCGCAGATTCGGGTTAACGAGAAGCAGGCCGAGAGTGGCTCGATATTCGTGTCGGGCGCCCGCCCTTTTATAATGTGGGTGTGCGGATTCGCGCTCGCCTACGCCACAATCATTCAACCCGTACTGGCGTTTGTTATTGTGCTAACGATGGACGCACCGCCCGAGCTGCCCGCAGTGGACACGAGCTTGCTATACCCCGTGCTCATGGGACTTCTCGGTCTCGGAACTATGCGCACCGTCGAGAAAAAACAAGGTGTGGCTAGGTCCGCACTCTAGGCCAGTCCGCGTGGGCTACCTCTCGATCCCACGTGCTGCGCCCTGACTGTATGCCTCGGGCGTGACACTTCTCGTGGGTCACAGTATCCATACGACTCTGCTCGTCCATGCCTTGGAATATAAAGACATCGAAGTCCTGAGTGAGGTATCCGTGCGACTTGGTCCTAGTGACCTCTTGGATCTCTTGCCACGGCACGTAATTTATGGACCGGATATACGGCTCCGGCTCGTCCGACCACGGGCAGATCAGCCACTGCTCGACTTTAACGCCGGGCATCGTCACGACCCCGGTGGCCAGCAGCACGGCCAGTATGATTGCGATCAATAAAGCTATTAGTTTTCCCATTACTCGTACTCACTCTCGTCAAGTTGTATGTGTGGTAGATCTCGAAAGTTTGGCCACAGGCCGCCCCACCATAGTTTAATGCCCATCTCTCCCGCAGCGACCAGGTACGCCCCCGCTACAATAGCATAGCTCACGGGGTCGTTGTTCGGCCCGTCGATCCACGGAGCTGGGTCGATCGCCGCCCCCAGCTGGTGCTTGCTGACGTGGATCACCCCGTCCTTTTGGCTGTCCCCGTTTTCGAATAGTACGCGCTGGAACGCTGTCGTGCGGAGCCCGCCGCCGCGCCCTATCCCGAAGTCGATCGGGCTTATCTCTAAGGCCCGGTAGCTAACGCGGATCAATTTCTCCCGCACGCCGACCATGCGATTCACGGAGTTGTCGCTAAATTCAAAGTTGTGCATGTCAGTGCCTCCTATTGGCTAAATCCAAGCAATATCTATGTGTGAAACAACCCAGAGAAGCCCCTCAATAATAAGCCACCCACCAATCGCACATATAATGCCAAAAAATAGTAGAAATCCCTCAAAATTGAAATTGAACATTCTTTCTTTCTTGCCTCGTTAATAGTGCGAGGCCTTTCGACCCCGCGGTTAGATTACTTACCGTACCCTGTGCCTTTGCCTTTGCGTGGCATAGTTGTAGCTCCTTAGCGGGGCGACTCGGGGGCGCGCCTGTACCCTACTTCTCGTCTTCTCGGCCCATCTGGAGGAACCGGTTGCAGCTGTCGATGGCTTCGCATACGTCCTGGTTGCGGTCTTTGACGCCACGGCCTCCCGCCGCTAGTAGCTTCTTAACTGCGTGGGCGAGACACGGGTCCGTCACTTCGTACAACGACAGCACTCGGTATACGTCAAGTATCTCTAGGTGCCCAACGTCTTTGTAATAATGAGCATGCGGATCAGCAGGCATGGTACATCTCCTATCTAGGGGGTTGAGCGGATTGGTCCATAAACACCTCGCCGCCGGGGGTGTAGCCTTGGGCTTTCTCATACGAAACTTTGACTAGTGTGGGGTCCTTCATGTTCAGCGCGAGGTGGTCGGCGGACACGTACAGTCGGGTCTTGCCCCCCTCTGCTTTCACGGAGCTGGACGTGCGGCCTCCGACTAGGGCTGGGTGAGGGATGTACCCCAGCGACTCCAGCATAGGTTTGACGCTAATGGTACTGATCGGCATGCGCCTCATGTCGAGCAGGTCTCTTAGCTTCATTGAGGAGACCCACCCTCCCATGAAACCCGGTAGCTCTGACTCGATAGCCTCGACGATCTCTTTCTCTTGGTTGGTCTTGCTGATCTCTATGGCCTCGGCGGTGCTCGACGTAGCCGGCGCTTGAGATAAAGTGGCGGGGTTAAACTCCGAGGGGATCTCGAACCGGTGCAGCCAGTGGTTCATGATCTCGAACCCCTGCTCCTCGTTGAGCCACCGGTGCAGCTGAGCCCAGTACGCGTTGTCCATGCCCCACTTGACCAAGTCGTTCTTAGTCTGCTGAGCGGTGTAGAAAATACAGTAGCGGCGACTGTCGGCTGTCTGAGGCACGTCTGACTTGTCGTTGCACATCATTAGCCAATTAGCCGGATTGTCCACCATCTGCTGGTCTTGGCCCTTAGCTTGGACTTCGACGCGCTTGTTAGTAATCAGGGGCTTGATCGTGTTGAGCAGTCCGCCTCCGCCGACCTTGCGCTCCATGTGCATCTCTTCCGCTCGGATAAACAAATTGCCTACCAGCCAACTGTTAAACTTCCCGCCACTAGCGGCGAGCTGACCGGCGTCCGGCCTATGTGTGTACTTCTCACCCACTCCAAATTCGATCACATCGGCGACCGTGCTCTTGCCGTTGCCCTCGCCTCCCTGCAGAACTACGCAGTACTGAAACTTGTGACCGGGGTACTGGACGAACGCCGCCATGTACGACATGACTATCGCGCGGTCTCTTGGCTCGGGCAGCATCTTTTCCAGCAAGTGGATTAGCGGGGAGGGGTCACCTGGGACCTGCGCGTTTGAGATGGGGGAGTACGTGTTGATGTAGCTGCGGCCCTCCCGTTGGAAGATCTCTCTGCCAGCGAGCTGGGGGCGAAACGCCCTGTCGTCTACTTTAGGAAAGTCCCATGCATTGGAATTTGTGAACACCACCCACGCATCTTTAGAAGTCTTTCGCGCCTGTGCGTCTAACTCGAACATGCGGTTTCCGTACTTGGCGTTGAACCTCGGACGGTCTAAGAAGTCGCCGTTGGGTGTCAGTATCTTATTAATCGAGACTATGTACACGCACCCCTTAAAGAACTCGACCTGCTCCTCGATGCTGAGGTAGGGGCTACCGGTCATTGCCACAGGCACCATGCTCATGGAGAAGCTGGGGGCTTCTACCGGTCCTGAGGGCAGCGGTGGTGCGGTGCCAGGGTCGGGGGTGTCAGGGTTAGTCGTGGGAGGGGTGGGCTTGCCATTAGAGTTGTAGAATTGAGTCTGTCTGGACGCCGCGACTTGGATAGTCCTCGGGATGTAGTAGCCTTCTCGGTTGTCCCACTTCTCTCTGCGTAGCGCGGAGGTATACATGATCCGCCGCATGCGCTCCATGTCATTGCCGGTCCAGAACGCAAGGTGCTGGGCCATCGAGGCGTCGGCTGAGCTGCGGTCGTAGGTGTCTCCCGACACACTAGGGAACGCGTGGGTTAGCTTGGACTCGTTGCCCTCGAATAGGTCACGAAAAGTGGCTTTAGTTCCGAACACACTTCCCGCGCTGTTGGTGCCCATGGCTTTGCCGACTAAGATGTCGTCGTCTTGGGGGCCGTGCCAGTCTTCGTGAGGTCCCTCGGACCACTCTCCGATGTCGTCGTGATTGCTAGGGGGAAAGTACTGGCCGACAATGAAGGGCAGCGTGGCCGTGCAGTCGTGCCGCACATCGCCTTGAGCCTGAGACCCAGTCAGCATCACGAACCTGCCCTCGGTATAAAGCTCGAGGTGCTCTGAGATGTTCTTGCACCCGTGATCTATCTGCTGTTTGTTCGTACCGATTATGTGCAAGCCTTGGCCCGACTGCGACACCTCTACCGCCGCGCCTTCCATAGACCTCATCAAGTGAAGGGCTACCTCAGTGGGCTGGCCTGTCTCAGTGAAGCACCCATCGAGATCCAAAAAGAAGAAGGGGTCGTCTGGGGTGAAAACAAAACCCAGTTTTATCGTGTCAGTCAGCAGGGGCTGCAGCTCGTCAAAGGTCGCCCGAGTGCTGGGGTCTTGCACGTTGCCCATTGTCATTGTTCGGTAATCGAGCGGGAGCTTGACCGTCTTGCCGTCACGGGAGGCAAGCTGGCAGACAATAAATTGCCTGTAGCTCCCCAGACCGACTAGTGCTCTGGGTAGGTGTTGCATTGATTATCCTGTTATGCCAGCTATGTGCTCAGCGGCCAGAAGTATGTCTCCTGGGGCCATCATCTTCTTGTATTCTTTGAATGACACCATCAGCGCTAGGGCCTCAGCGTCTTGCCGGCGCATGGCACGCATGACGAGAGCGGTGCGAAGGCCCTCCATGGTGCCGTAGTGCACGTTAATAGATCCAGTGGCGCAGTCAGCTTTAAGAGCGATCAGACTTCGAGTCGTCTGCTCGAGCCCTTTGTCCTTCATGACAGCTGTCGCGGCTTCTAGTATCCGGAGCTTTAACTGCTCGGGGAGTAGGGGTCTGTGTGGCATTGCGGTTTCCTCGTTGATTGAATAATCACCAGCCCCTCCCCACTTGCGAAAGCGGGAGTTGGGTTGCACCCAAGCCGATGTAGCGGAAGAGTGTAGTGCATGTCTGACAGGATCGTCAACTAAAGAGTGCCGACGGAGTTTGCAAAACCCCCGTCTCCGCCCAGTGACAGCACCAGCTCAAGGAACTTAGCCTGCGCAGCTTCGCGATCGGTGCCCGCGTAGGACCACCCGCCGCGCTTGACCTCTCGGGCTACGAACTGCCCTATGGTGCTGCCGACCATCGCCTGTGTGATCTTCACTGGGCGCAGGCCGATGAGGTCGGAGGACTTGATCCTTCTGTTCATCTTCTGGCTGTCGTTAGCTAGTCCGAACCGAATCGGATTCCCCTTATCGTCAAAGGCTAGCCCCACATTGTTACGCCACAGCACCATGCCTTTGTCCGCAGCCTCAACTCTGATCTGCGCTTGTACCGCAGCCTCAGGACCCTTGGCGGTGCTGGTATCGGTGAGGGTGCCTCTTATCAGCATCTGCCTAAGCTCAAGCATGCCCACCTCTGGCACGCCCCAGCGGTGCATCCACTCCTCGATAGTCAAGGGAGCACCATGAACACGACGAGCACATTGATCACTAGCGATAACATCAACATGAGCGCGAACTCGTCTCTTGTTTTTCTTAGCTTAAGCACGGCGTCCCTTCGATCTAAAAGCTCTCTCTCGCATTGCTGGACCATGCCTTCCATCTCCATGTCTCTATCTTCGAAGGGCATTAGCTCTCTTCGGGATAGCACACGTCTCACTCGTTGCTCTACATTATTCAAGATCCTTGCTCCTTTGCTGGTTGTTGGGCTTCAAGGGCTTTTCGGGCTAGTGCGCGAGCCACCCCAATGTCTAAAGTTTCGGATATATCCACTAGAATCTCTCTGATTACGATCACGCTATCAGCAGACTCAAGCTCGACTAGGCGCTGCTCTAATGCCTCTACCTTGTGTTCTGTTTTTATAATGTCTTCTTGAAGCGGGTTATTTACTGCTGCCCAGTAATTAGCAAACCAGCCAGTCATTAATGCTGGGTCTATATCTTCTATCTTCCAGTTGTTTTCTTTCATTGCTTCATCAAAGGCAAGCGCCCAGTCTCTAGCGTTTGCGCTTCTTGTTTTTGTTAACTTCTCTAATATGCTCAAGATCCTTGCTCCTTTGTTGGCAGCTCTAAAGTCTGCTCATCATCGTTTGGCCTAATTCCCATAGGCTCTAAATTGATTGCCATGCGTTTTAATATGTTAGCAATCACGCAGTCGGGCGCAACATCGTCACCCCAGTCATCCCCATCGATGCTGAGAGCGTTCATTAGATAGCCAAGGCCATCGCTGATAGTCTCGCAAGCATCATCATAGGTGGGCTGATCTCTAAGCAGTTTTAGCTTTCCTTGAAGCTCGGCTATCTGCTTATCAAGCCCGCGTATGTGGTCCTCTAGCTTTTTCTCACGTACTTCATCAAAACAACTCACGATCTTTGCCCCTTTGCTGGCTGGGGGAAAGCGTACGTGGCCGCATGAAGCGCGGCGTCCACGGCTATGTATCGCGAAGGTATCCCCTTCTCCTCACAAAAGCGGGCCTCAAGGCGCTCCACGAAGGACACGAGCAGAGACTGCGATTGGAACGTGATCCTGTGGTGCTCGACGTAGTTGCCTATGTGCTTAAGCTCTAATTCGAGCGTGTCACAATTCGGGCGGCGTACTACGTGCGCGCGGGCGGTGTACATGGGTACTCCGTTAAGTTTTACCGTGCAGCTCGCGAACGATAGCGCGGCAGCAGTTATGAACGTGCGTCTATTTATCATGTGTCCTCCGGGTTAACCATGCCTAGTGACTTTCTCTTATCGGCAATCATCATGTTTAAGAATTTAATCTGCAGATCCCACGTACCGCGATCATGCCGGTCCGCTGATCGCTCTTTTTGTAGGATAGCGTTGGCCCGCCTGGACTCAAGCTCCGGCAGCGTGTCGTTAAGTGCCATCGTCTTGCTCCTTTGGTTGTTGTTGCTGGCAAAGAAGGTCGGCAAGTTTTATTGCCATACCTTCACTAGGGACCTTAATTACCAAGTCGCCTTCCTTCAATTGATCTAAAGGCCCTGCAATAGCGGGTGAAACTTTTTCGCCTATAACTCCAGCCTTTGGAGCCTTGCTAATGAATACCGCAGGCTGGCCTTCGTAAAGTCCCGTGTCTACGATTAGCTCCCCTTTACCTATCTCGATTACATGGTTCATCTGTCCTTGCTCCTTTGGTGGTTGATGACGCTTCTTCCAATTCTCTTTTTCTTGTTCGGTTTTCGCTTCATGGAAGATAGAGTCATACCCGTTTAGGAAAACCCATGTGTCGCAAACCACTAGCGCAGATAGTAGTATGCAAAATCCGATCACGAGCCTTGCCCCTTTGCTGGCAGCTTTGAGAGGGCTTGCTTGAGTTCGCCAAATAACTTTGTCGCGCCGTCAGGGTCTGCGTAAACAGACTCGCCTTTGTCCAATACCGCCAGCAGGGATTCAGCGCACTCTCGGCTAATGGACACGCTATCTTTAGCGCAAAAACCGCAATTGTTGGCGTCCTCAAAATCATGCCCTTTTACTTGGCAGAACACTTTGCTATCGCTGGATGAGGCCATGCGGTCAAGCCTCTCTCTTTCGCTACTAAGCATCTTCCCTGCTACTCCGTTACATACTATGTGATCGTTGCGATCGGCGCCCGTGGTGCTCTTAGCGATAGCATCCTGAATTCTTATTGCAGCTAGTCGGTAGCGGCCTGTTAGAAATTCCCCTTCTAGCTCAGTAACTTTCTCTGCTATTAGACCGAGGAACAGGGTTGCGTCTGTTTCCGTTATAACCACCCCTTCCAGCGGCACAGCGGTAAGTGGCCTCATCGCCTCGTCGCACGCGCAATCTGGCTTCGGTATCTGGTACTTAGTGCACCAAAGGTTCGTGTCGTCTTTGCAGCTGTGGTTACTCATAGCTTCTTACCTCAGTTTCCGTGAATGTTTGCACGACGCGCACATGCGCTCGTGTCGCTCTTTAAGTGTGCCGGTCTCGCACAGGGGGCAGTTCCGCGAGGGGATCTGGTCGAACAGCTCCGCGAACTGAGCGCGGGATAGTTGGTCGAGCGTGCCTGTGGGCTTGTCGTCGGGTCCAGTCACTAGAATCCTCCTATGTCTCGGTTAATACGGTCAGCCAGAATAGCCGCGTCCGCTTTGCTTAAGGTCTGGGCAGAGATCACATCGATCCCAAACTTGTGATAGAAGCGTCGCTGCGCCTCTCGATCGTCGTAGCCGGACAGGTTCGCCGTGGCGCCCCACCAGCTCATCGAAGTCCTGAGCACTCGCTGCATGTTGCCTCGAGCTGTGAACATCTTGCGCACGTTGCCAGCCACTGCTGGGGGTGAGCCCGAGGCGAGCATCCGCTTCTCCATAACGTCTGGAGGCGTGTCGATCTTGGCGATCTCCCCTCTGAGCTGAGCAAGTATCTCGGGAGATATCTCGAACACGTCGCCGTCCACGAACTCAGGCTGGCCTCTCTCGTCAGGCTTAGGGTAGTTGCCGCAGTACGGGCACTTGACTAGCACCCGATGGTATGGCTGGGTGCACTCCTCACAGTAGCGGAGGGGGATCGAATCCTCGTCCTCTGACATGCGGGGGTTCTTCTCTTTAGCATCAAGACTCCAGATCCGAGGGGCGTCCGGCAGCTTGTGCCGCACCACGTTACCCACGTGATCGATAATGACTGCGAACAATTTGCCCTCAAGTATCCGCAGGGCTCTGCCGAATTGTTGGCAGTACAGGCCGTAGCTCTCGGTCGGCCTAGCGAAGATCACGCACTCTATGCCCGGGCAGTCGAACCCCTCGCCCAGCAGGTCCACGTTGATAACTATCTTTATGTCGCCGCGCTCAAACTTATCGAGCACATCGGCTCGGGCCTCGTTGCTGCTCTCTGAACTTACGACCGCTGCATCGAACCCTGCCGCCGTGTACTTCATCCGCATGTTGGCGGCGGTCTCTAGATCCGTGGCGAAGACCACCGTGCGCTTGCCGTTACAAAACTTGCGGTAGCTCTCGACCACATCTCCCACGATCATCGAGTTCTTAGAAGCAGCCTTGAGCTTGGCGGGAGAGTAATCTCCCCCTGCCGACACATCATCCTCGGTGAGAGGCATGTACGTGAGGGGGGCATAGATCTTGTACTCGCAGAGATACCCGCGCCGTATCAGCTCGCGCATTGTAGGGCCTTCGACTAACGCGTCGTACACCCCGTGCGTGTCCCGCCCTAGCCCTTTGCCATCTGCTCGGCATGGCGTGGCTGTGACCCCGAGCCCCTTGGAGTTAGGGAACAGCGCGGCAACTTTGCCCCACTTATTATCCTCAAGCAGGTGGTGGCCCTCGTCTATTATCCACAGCCCGATCTGGTGTCTGAACCTCTCTACCTCAGTGCTGCGCCCTGGGGCTCGCAGCGTGTCTACACTGGCCACGATGGTGCGAGCGTTGGAGCTAACCATGTGGGTGCCGAGCTTTAACCTCTGCCTGCTGATGCAGTACTTGATCATAGCAGGAGGGCCGAAGACTTGGTGCGGGACGCCGTCCGCCGCTAGGGCCATAGCTATCTGCCCCACTAATTCTTTACGGTGCGCGATACATATAGTGTTCCCTTGGTCCCACGCTTTAGTGATGCCGGACATGACCACAGTCTTACCGCCGCCTGTTGGCGCCACTGCACATACGTTCTGAGCACCCCGATCCCACTCCGTGTGGATGCCGTTGTGGAGGTTCTGTTGGTAGTCTCTGTACTTCATTTTCATCTCATGTTTGACCGGACCGCCATTCTGGATTACTATGGCGCTCCGGTCAATAATTAATTAATTAGGAGCTACACAATGCAAGCGAACATAACTATTAATCTTAGCGACGAGGACACCAATAACGGCATGACTGTCAATGACGCCGTTAGCAAACTGTTCCCCTCAACGCCTTCACCGACCAAGGTAGCCGTAACGGGATTGCCCGCAGCAGCTGCTGACCCCTACCCTGCTGTCGCGGACGCGGTGCGCAATCAGCTTCCTGCCTCCGATGATCTCGGAGCAGAGGACACCTCCCCCGAGGAGGGAGCGGAGACCACTTTAGCGCAGGACGTGGCCACCGCCGAGCAAGCGATGGGCACGACTCTAGAGCTAGACTCCGAGCGTGTGCCATGGAGTGCTAAAATCCACAGTAGCAACCGAAAGATGTACGCTAGCGGTCCTAACAAGGGCAGATGGATATGGAAGAAAGGCTCGGACGAAGCTGAGCGCGAAGCAATCGCTACGGAGCTGGCGGCACAGGTGGCCAGCGCTGCGCCCACTACACCCTTGGCTGAGGGTAACGCCAGCACCGCTCAAACTGCTCCCGCCGGAACCGTTCCCCCTGCGTTGGGGTACACCCCTCCAGGTGGACAAGCCGCAGCTGGCACCACTCCCCCCGGACTGGGTGCGACTACTGTCACGCCGCCTGTGGACGGGGCTTTGCCGGGGAATTGGCCTGACTTCTTAAAGTCACTGGCCCCTGCGGGTAAGACATACGCAGACGTCGATGGGTTCTTGCCTCAGTTCGGCATGACATCGGTGTCCGAACTGTCTGAGGACACCCAGAAGCTAGCGCGAGATCAAATCGCAACCGCTCTTGGCCTAAGGTCGCAAGCCTGATGCCCTCCGCATTCTGCAGACCATCGGCATCGGCCCAGTGGCTCTACTGTCACGGTGCGCCGATGATGCAAGCTATGATCCCGACCGTCGATACGCCCGAAGCCATCGAGGGCAGGGCGGCTCACTGGGTGGCGGAGAATCTATTAGGCGACTGCGTCTTGGGGTTCTCGGCCATCATAGACGCACAGCAGTACGTGGGTCAGACCGACCCCGACGGCACTGTGATCACTAGTGACATGGCCGAGGGCGCGTTGATGTACGCGGAAGAAGTTTCCTGCGTACTGTCTCCCGCGCTAGGCTGGTCGTCGCTACAGGTCGAGGGTCACGTGTACACCCCGATCCACTCTGAGGTCAACGGCACGCCTGACGCTTTCTGGTATAACCCGAAAATCAAGACCCTCTACATCTGGGACTTTAAGTACGGGCACGGGGATGTGGCGGCGTTCGAGAACACTCAACTGCTTTGTTACTTCTCGGGGATCATGCAGGTCTACGACCTCTCAGACCTAGAGGTCACGGTGGTATTCATGGTGGTTCAGCCTCGATGCTACACCCCCAATGGACCCGTTAAGGAGTGGACTGTCCCTGCGGTCGAGGTTAGAGGTCACATCAATCGGCTGACTTCCGCAGCCGCCGAGTCTGTGAAGCCCGGTGCGAAGACTAGCTCGGGCAACCACTGCCGGAACTGCGAAGCGAGGTACGTGTGTGAGTCCTCTCGCCAAGCTGCCGTTGATGGGGTGTCATACCAAAACATGGCGGCACCTGTCCCCCTCACTGACGAGGCACTCTCAATCGAGCTGCTGATCATTCGGGACTGCATGAAAAACTTGAAGTACCGCGAGTCAGCCCTAGCCGCTGACGCGGACTACAGGATCATGGGTGGCGCCAAGCTACACGGACTTAAGCGAGAGTCAGTCACTGGCCACCGCAAGTTCAATGCGGACCCTGAGATCCTCAGGCTGCTCGCCCCTGCCGGTGTTGACCTGGTAGACACGCCGAAGGCGGTGACCCCGTCCGAAGCTGAGCGCCGGCTAAAGAAAGCAGGCCTAAGTGTATCCCAGACAGCGCAGCTGCTGTCCGGAACGATCGATCGACCCTCTTCCGGAACTAGGGTTGTGCAAGACAAGGGCGTGGACGCCCGAAGAATCTTTTCTAAATAACTGGAGCAAAAAGCATCATGGCTACAAATATATTAACACCAGTAGGCCGCTTGGTCGGGGGCTCGTTATCTAACCCCCAGACTGAGGACTACTACGGGGCGCCCCTCACCTACAAGAAGGGCGCCAATGTGGGCCAGCCGAGAGTCGAGTACTTCATCGCGCTGGCAGTCTCTAAGAATGAGCCTGGCGCCAACGAGCTGTTCGCCGTTATGAATCAAGAGGCGCAGACCGGCTTTCACAACAACGAGAGCCAGCGTGCGGACTTCGCGTGGAAGTTCCTAGACGGCGATGTTGCTGTCGATAAGAACCAGAAGCCGTACAGCTTGCGTGAAGGTTACGCAGGTCACTACGTGTTCCGGTTCACAACGGGATTCGCACCTAGCTGCTTCGCGAACAACGGCACCGGCCAGATCAATGAGATCCCTGCCGAGGAAGTCAAGACTGGGTACTTCGTCAGAGTGTCTGGCTCCATAGCCGCCAACGGGGACTCGGGCAAGCCCGGTCTGTACATGAATCTCAACATGGTAGAGCGCGTGGGCTACGGTGAAGAGATCCGCACTGGCCCTAACCCCAACGACGTGTTCGGACAGCAAGCCCAGTTGCCACAAGGGGCCTCGAGTACACCGTCGGCACCTCAAGGCCAGTTCGAGCACATGGCTCAGAACCAGCAGCCGCAGGGCAACCAGTACCCGCAGGGCAACCAGCAGCCGCAGGGCAACCAGTACCCGCAGGGCAACCAGCAGCCGCAGGGCAACCAGCAGCCGCAGGGCAACCAGCAGCCTCAAGGTAACCAGCAGCCGCAGGGCAACCAGCAGCCTCAAGGTAACCAGCAGCCGCAGGGCAACCAGCAGCCGCAGGCTATGCAGCAGCCGCAGGGCAACCAGCAGCCGCAGGCTATGCAGGGTATGCAGGGTATGCAGGGCAACCAGAACGGCGTGCCGACTCAGCCTAATCAAAACTTTAATCAGCCTCCTAGCTACTAATGGAAGCGGGAACCAAAATACCGGTGGGGCTGTCGTTCGCGACGGTCCTCCCGGATCTCGATTTCGAGACCTATTCCGAGGCCGGTTGTGTGTGGCGTGAAGGCACCCGCAAGTGGATCTCAATATCAGGGGCGGGCAAAAAGAAGGGCATAAGTGAGGTCGGCGCACCCGCGTACGCTGAGCACGACAGCACGGAGATCCTGTCTCTCTCGTACAACTTGAAGAGAAGCGCCGGACCTAAACTGTGGACACCCGGCATGCCTCCCCCAGAAGACCTGTTCAACCACCTAGCAGACGGCGGGTTGCTTGAAGCTCACAACTCTGGGTTCGAGTACTACGTCTGGTTCTATGTCGCCTACCTTAAGATGGGATGGCCCATGATCCCTCTCAGGCAGTTGCGGTGCAGCATGGCCAAGGCTAGGTCGTTTAGCTACCCCGCCAAGCTAGCCATAATTTCAGAAGTCATAGGTGACCAGGTCAAAGATGTGGCCAAGGGCAAGAGCGTGATCACCCGCTACTGTATCCCCCGAAACCCCACCAAAGCTGACGACCGCTTGCGGATAAGACCCTCCGAAGAGAGCCGAGGCGTCGAGCTGTTTGAGTACAACCTGCAGGACATCGAGGCAGAGAGCAGCGTTTCGGCAGCATGCCCCGACCTGTCCGAAGAGGAGCTGGCGAACTGGCTGCTCGATCAAGAGATAAACACTCGCGGCGTGCAGATCGACACGACCTCAGTCGCCGCGCTCAGTGCGATCGTTGACGAGGGCCGCGAGCACTACGACCAAGAGATGTGCTTGGCCACAGGAGGCAAGGTGGCCACTACATCGAAGGCCAAAGACCTGCTCGAGTGGCTCCAAGCCAAGGGAATCCCGATTCTCAATTTGGAAGAGGACTCTCTGGCTAAAATTTTGGAAGGAAACTGGGCGGATCCCGTCGATCAGGTGGTCAAGCTACGGATGTCCGCGTCGAGCGCGGGGGTGAAGAAGCTCCAAGCTATGATCAAGCGAGTAAACTCCGATGGCCGCATGCGGGATCAGTTCGTGTTCTACCGCGCGATCACAGGTCGGTTCAGCTCTGAGGGGTTGCAGCTGCAGAATCTCAAGTCGAGTGGGCCGTCGATGGGGGTCAGTCGTTGCTGTGGGTTCTACTTCCCTCTCGCCCAGCACATGTTCTGCCCAGTGTGCGCAGTCATGGACCCTCTCGGTGACGCCGTTGAGTGGAGCGGCGAGGTCATGGACAAGTGCATCGAGCTGCTCGTTACCTGCGACTTTGAGCTAGGCCGCCACTACCTTGGCGCAGAACTATTTGAAACCATAGCGGCATCGATGCGAGGAATGATAGTCGCAGGGCCGGAGAAAGAACTGATCTGCTCTGACTACTCAGCGATCGAAGCGGTCACACTGTCTATGCTTTCGGGGGAGCAGTGGCGGATCGACGTGTTCCGCACGCACGGCAAGATATACGAGATGTGCGCGAGCAAGCTAACCGGCATCGACTTCGACGAGATCGTTAACTACAAGGGGTCTCACCCAGTGCGCAAGCCGTTCGGCAAAGTGCCCGAGCTGGCCTCAGGGTATCAGGGGTGGATAGGCGCGTGGCTAGCTTTTGGCGCCGATAAGTATATGAGCGAGGACAAAATTAAAGAGAGCATCCTGCAATGGCGCGCTGACTCTCCGATGATAGTAGAGCTTTGGGGCGGCCAGTACCGTGAGCGCACGCCAGGCTCGTGGACATTCGATTGGGAGTTGCATGGCCTTGAGGGCACCGCTATCAAAGCCGTGCTAGATCCGGGCAACTGGCACACTTATCGATTGCTTAGCTATGGGGTGCTGAACGACGTGCTCTACTGCCGGCTACCGAGCGGGCGGTGCTTGGCCTATCACAAGCCGAGGCTAAGGCAGGGCGCTGACCGGCGCTCAGGCAACCCTCAGTACGTGCTCAGCCACATGGTCAACAACTCGAACCCTAAGAAGGGCAGGACTGGGTGGATCGAGGTGGACACCTACGGGGGCATGCTGACCGAGAACGCGAACCAAGCTGTGGCTAGGGACCTGCAGTGTAATGGGATGCGCAAGGTCACCGCCGCTGGCTACCCGATCGTGGCGCACGTGCACGATGAGATCATAGCGGAAGTACCGAGAGGCACCGGCTCTGTGCCTCACTTTGAACAGAAGATGATGGAGATGCCCCCGTGGGCACACGACTGGCCTATTCGGGCAGCAGGTGGGTGGCGCGGTCAACGATATAGGAAGGAGTAAATTGTGGGAAAACTGACATTTGACCAGCTGCGCGCGGCCAACCGCGAGCGTATACCCCAATTTAAGAACTGTCACGGGGCGCAAGCTCACTCCTCAGAAGACGGCTCCGATTGGTCAGCCGCGCAGTGGTTGCAGGCGCTCGTCGGAGAGGTGGGGGAGCTGTGCGAGGCGCGGGTGTCGTTTGAGGAAAAGTGGACGGATACCGCGACCCAATATGAGGCGCGGGTGAAAGACATGGGAGACGAAGCTGCCGACGTGCAGTCCTACCTAGACATAGCTGCCACGCGGATGCTGGACGTCACCTGGTATCAAGAGGGGCACCCCCAGCCCGCGCTCTTGCTGGTTAAGATTATGGCGGACCTAGGGGCGTACGCCAACGCCCGTAAAAAGTGTGATCGAGGGGACTACACTCAGGAGGAGTTTCTCAGTGTTGCAAGAGCCAAGCTGCAGTTCGTGAGTGACAGCGTTTCAGAGCTGTATACGGCGTGCGAGTTCGAGGACAAGGTGCAAGTCTTGCCCCACCCGCACGGGATCGATCTCGGAGAGGCTACCGTCTCTAAGTTTAACGAGGTGTCGCGTCGGATCGACTGCGATATAAAGCTATAACCAACCACGCGCCACATCGGGTGGCGCGGTCAACGATATAGGAAGGAGTAATTTATGCTACCAAGAGTAATAGTAATATCCGGGTCCCAAGGGTCCGGTAAGTCCGTTACCGCCCTCGCGCTGGCCTCGGAGGCGGGGTCATACAACTGCGTTACGATGGCGGATTTGCGGGCGGGGCCGTTCGCTGTAGCCGGCGCGCTAGTGGGGTCTCCCGAGACGCTAATCGTGGATGAATGTGGCCTCCATTACAATGACAAGGCGTTTATGAAGCAACTACGCGCGCAAGAGGTGATGTGTGTGCAGTCGCGGGGCGAGAACCCTGTTACCGTGCCGCGACCCCGCCTTATATTCATCGTGGCCGCCTCTGCTACCCCTGCAATGTCGGATCTGCTCACCGCCGATACTCTCGTGGTGCACATGACGGAGTCGGTGCCGACGCTCGACAAAGAGCCGATGCAAGTCGGGGACGAGGTCATCGTCCACGACAGATACCGATTCGCTAAACCTTTGCTCGGGGTCATTACAGGGACGGACGGGATCTCGCACGAAGGGGTGCGCGTAGAGCTAAAGCAAAGCAACAACCCGAATTGGCCCGTAGGTGCGGAAGTGTTAGTGAGCACTCACCAGCTGACCCCCGCCCCCGCAAAGACGGAGTGTGCCGAGTGATGGCCTCCAAAGGTTTTGCCAAAACTGTGGTGGAGTACTTGGCGCAAGAGACAGTTAAGGTGCCTGCGTCGATTGGCCTCCACGGGGACACCCCGCGCGAGGACTACGTTAGCAAAGTTGACGGGTCGTACGTCGGGCTCGTTGGTTTTAGCGAAAAGGAGAAGGACAGCATTATCCAGTTCTGGATAGACCACGAGGTTACTCTGCTCCAAGGCGCAGGGTGCAAAGTGGCAAGAATAGGCTTTAGCGAGCGGGAACAGAAGTGGTACGGGTGGTCCCACCGCGCGATCTTCGGGTTTGGCGTGGGCAGCGAAGTCACCAAGGAATCCTCAGGTCACATGCCTCGCAACAAAGAGGAGTTCATGGAAGCGCAGCTCAGGTTCTGGGAGGACGATCTTCACGTGGGCACGAGAGCCGTGGAGGGCGTGGAGGGTTCGGAGAAGGGGGTTCGCGTGGCGTGGGAGTACTCGGAGGAGACCCCCAACCTTAAACTCCGTGGCACAACGGGTGGCCACTTCTCGCCCTACCCTGAGGAGTGGGGCAGGGGCGAGTGGACCGCCACCACACTTATGGAGGCCCGTGAGATGGCCATCGACTTTGCCGAGAGTGTGGGTTAGTAACCAACCACGCGCCACATCGGGTGGCGCGGTCAACGATATAGGAAGGAGTGTGCCGAGTGATAACCCCCAAAGATTTTGCTAAGGTATTCCATCTGCCGGAACTGGGACAGGTGGTTGTGTTTAAGCCGGAGGATGGCGAGGGCGACCACGAGGGTAGTGTGGTTCTCGCCATTTACGCGAGCCCCCCGCACCTGGGCCTCTGCTCCGTGAAGCTGTGCTACGAGGAATGGGATCTAGCCGAAGAGAAATTCGCCGCCATGGACGAGGACCTTGTAAAGGTGGCGTGTGAAGGCGTCCTCTCGTTTAGCAAGCGTATCGACGCGGACCTGTGAGTGTTGGTTAGTAACTAGCGCTTGACGCAGCTGTCATAGTCCCCTACACTTCGTGTGTAGTTAAATTCAATCCAACTTGAGAAACCTATGAAGATATTAGACCTATTTAGACGAGCCCCCGTTGCTGTCAGCTCCCCAGACGTGCTGGCAGATTACGACGACGTGCTAGAGAGCTACCGGCGCACGCAAGATAAAAACGAGGCTCGGATCATCGCTATGCGCGAGAAGATTGTTGATCTAGAGGGTGTCGAGGAGCGCGTGTCGGCATCGATTGTGGAGATGAAGCGCGAGTGCGACCAGCGGCTCTACGATTCCCAGTTACAGAGCACTAGATCCGAGAAGCTCGCAAAGCTCAACGCGGAGGATGCAGTCACCGAAGCCAAGCGAGCTGTGACCGAGGAGCTGCGCGAGGCTAAAGAGAGCCTAGCCGAAGTCAAGTCCTCTCACACGATCGCTCAGCGGGAGATAGAGCAGATGGTCACAATGGATGCCGAGCGCAGCAAGCTAGAGCTGGACAAAAAGATTGTCGAGCTAGAGAAGGTGCAGCACGCGGCCATTCAAAGTGTCCGCGACGAGTACCACGAGAAGCTCGAAGCCATTCAGACCAAGCAGATAGACGATGGCGACAAAAGGTTCGAGGCTATTCTCGCGCGCTTGCCTAACACTAAAGTCAAGCTGGAAGGCAGGCTCACTAATGGCGAATAGTAGGAGAGCGGCGGAGGTGGTCGGTGAGCTGATGCTCAAGATGGAGCGAGAGGGGTTCGAGTTTTCAAGGAACGACGACAGAGACCGAGTGGTGGTCTCTTATCGTCACGGAAGTGTACCTCTGCGAAGGGAGACGAGCGGTCGCGATCTGGAAAGTACCAAGGGGCTCCGCGACCTCCAACAGATTCGGAGAGAGATGTTTGTCTACATTAACGCAGCAATCATGAACGCCAACACCGCACCCCCCACCACCGCACCCCCCACCCCCGCTGCCTCGCGTAAGCGAAAGGCCGAGCTTGAGATGATGATGCGGGCGGACTCTTGGCACGACAAGCCCGAGCTGCACAAGGAGTACATGGCCGTGGTCACAAAGCTCGAAACGCTAGACCGGAACAATCAGGCCGAGGGGCGCGCAGCGCGTGAGGTTGTGGGCGGCTGGACTAAGTGCAGCTACGACCATAAGAAAATTTTGATATCACCAAGGCGCCACGGGAAGACCACTGCGCTGGAGCAGATCCAAAAAGATCTCATGGCACAGCTTGCAGCCGAGGGGAAGACCGCTGCGCTGGGGCTCACATCCGAGCAGGTGTCGGGGTTCGAGTGCTTGACGGGCCATCGCTCACGTAGGCCCGAGTCGCACCTAGGGCCTGGAAGAGTGCCCCCAGCTCCTGGGGATTGGATTGGTCCGCTTCTTCGCTCTTACCAAGAGGAGGCGCCCGCCGAGAAGCGCAAGTTCCTAGAAGGCCGGTGGCGGGAGCCGTCTGTGCTCCTAGATCTAGAGCAACGCACCGAGGAGTGGCTGCGACCGGCGCGTGAGAAAATTAAAGCAATTATCCCAAATTGGAGGACCGCATGAAGGCTGCACAATTCACAAAGTTTTCACCGTTTACTGTTGCTGTGAAAGGTAAGATCCGAGAGCTGCGACTGCAAGCCGGTTACAGCATGAACAAGGGTGCGCGCATGATCTTAGTCACGCGTAAGATGTTAGAGGACATCGAAACCGTCCGCAATTATGGATGTCACATCGATCTTGAGATACTAGGGAAGATCTGTGTGGCCTACAACACGAGCCCCAGCTTCCTGTTCGAAGGTATGCCCGAGACCTCGGCGTCCGTAGTCTTTGAGCGCCCGCGCAGGCGAGTCGGGTCCAAGCCCGCAAATTCTAAGTAACCGTGGGCGCTAGCCCACCACGAGGCAACAATGACCGACGAAGAAGAGAAGGCACCCCCGACCGCGATTGAGCGGGTCGAGGAGTGGCTGTACAGCGAAGAAGTAGATCCTCCCATAGGGAGCATAGAGTCAGTGATAGCGAAGGCCCGTAAGGCTGACGCGCACGCGGCCCTAGTTTACCAAGTGATGGGCTGGATGTGCGCTGAGATTGCCACGAGGCACAACATACCGATGGATATGGATCGGCTGCTACGAGAAGCGCAGAAGCAGTTCGACATGCCCGTGGTGTTTGTGGCATCTAAGGAAGCGACCGAGCTGGAGGAGCGATCGAACATTATTCTTCCGCCTGGACTAGTACACTAAAAAAGGGGCCGCAAGGCCCCCCATTTCCATCTTAAGCGCCACCGGCAGACGGACCGGAGAAGAAGGCGAACCTAGGCCTCGGCTTGCACATCTAGGGTGACCCCACGTCGCCCCCGCATGTGCCAGACCATTACTTATATACGCGTCCTCCCTACCTGATTGCAAGTCCCCCGTTTCCAGTGCCATAATGCGGCCACTACCTACCCATTCACGGAGCAGTACCGCATGGCCGCACCCGAGTTGAACAGCCTTTGGTTAAAATCAGACGAGCACGGCAAAGAGATAAGTAAGTTGCACACTCTGTCCTCCGTGAACAAAGCACTACTGGAGCAGCTGGCGCAAGAGTTTCGCACCGCAACAGCAGACCAGAATCGGGCTACGGCCACTTTACAGAAGTCATTGGATAGTTACGGGGGGAGGGTTGACGCAGTCTTAGAAAGTCACTACGAGCAGAAAGGGGCAGCCCGCATGATCAAAATAGGCCTCGGCATATTCATCAGTGCGGGCTGCCTGTGGGTCGCTGTCTCTAATATGAGTTAACGCTGCCCGGCAGGACGTAGGGTCCGTACGCGCCTGTTTCCTTAGCATCAAAATACGGAGCGTTGTCGGCTTGATTGGCCCTAGCGATGTATCCCTCTAGATATCCGATCCGCTTAAGCACGGCCCTGACCTCCGCCTCCGCGTGCTCTGTCTTAGTCACTTGCCTGATCAGCTTACTGGTTTCCTCGTTGGCCCTCGACTTTTCAACTCGTAGAAGCAGTTTCAACTCTTCGACCTTTTCGCCTGCGTCGGTTGCCACGTCCCCCATCAAAATCGATTTGTTTTCAAACTGCTGCGCTTTCTCCAGGCTGGCCTCCGTTAGCGCGTTTTGGGCCTTTAGCTCTGCGACCAGGTCGGACATAGTCTTGGCTTTTCTAGTAGTCATGGTTCATTCTCCAAAGTTTTCAGATTTAATAGTTAAGCCTTTATCGGCTAGCTTTTTTTCGTACTTGTCGGCTTGCGCTTCGCTGCTAAACTTGCGGAAGTCGAGACTACAGTGCGGGAACTGGCAACCGAACTTCGTGCACACGTAGGGTGAGCACTCCGTCTCAGTTGAGGCGATCAAGGTGTGGTGCCTAAGGTAGTCCGCCCGTTTAATTGCCACCGACCAGCTCCCCGCGCACCACGTTGATGTGTTTAGGCGCCTCGATGCCGACCCTAACCTGACCCCCGTCCACTTTGCGTATTACCACGGTCACCACGGTGCCTGTGTCTTGGTCAGTCAGTATCAAGGTGTCTTGAGTTTCTTTAGCCCTACGCGTCAGGAAAAGCATTGGGCGCTCCTGTAGACACTTTCTCTAGTTGTAGGCGCGAGATCACAGCGACTAGCCTGCCCTGCGGATCTAGCACGTCCACCCAGCTGTCAGCGGGGCCTTCCATCAAGCCCTCGATCTCCGACACCTGCTCGAGTGTGAGCCCCAACGCAGTGTGGGATACGACTTGGCCCTGCCCGCACGACATGTTGGTGTGCCGGTACGTAGCGGCCAAGTACGCGCTCGCCAGCGACCTGATGGCCTCAAGCAGTGACTTGTAGTAAGTCGCCTCGTCCGTAACCAGCATCGTGATTTTGTAAAAACTACCCATAACGTACTCCTGTATTCGCGGCTAAATTACCACGGCAATACCTCCCTCCCGAGGGGTATCACCCTATTAACTTTTAGCCAATCATTTCGACCAGAATTTGTGTCGCAGCTTTAAGGCACACCGCATCGAGGTCCGTGCCCGTCATGTAAAACCCGTCCGCGTCACTTAGCGGGTCGGCTACCGAGTGGCTCCCGTCCGCGTTCGATACGACCGCGTAGCCGTGGTTAACTAATATTTTGTAAGAGGTGGTAGTTGTCATTGGTCTGTCTCCTCGGTTCGCGCCCACTATATGCACAGTTCCAGCAGTGGCCCCGAACCCTCTTTATTTGTTATCGCAAGCTCTACAGCTCCCCATACTTCCCCGTCGTCGTTGACTATGTTTATCGGGGCTTCCTCTAAATCGACTCCATCCATTTTGAGCATGGTTAGTGCGTCGATTAGCTCTTGAAGTGATGTAACTCTCATTGGTCTGTTTCCTCCAGCGTGTAGCCCGCTGCTGCTATGTAGTCACGCGCGCTTTGCTCCGCATCGTCCGCCGCGTCCGGGCCGTAGCTCGGGTCACTGGCGTCCGGGAAAGTGTCTTGCCAGCCCAGCGCCTCAGCTTCGCTTAAAATGTCACCGAAACCGTCAACTTTGATCGGCTCCTTTTGGGGGGTAGTCGTTGTCATAACGTGGTCCTTGTAGTTAACGATAGAAAGCCTATCAGCAGTACCGCTCGTGGTGAGCGATACTGAGTTAGGCTCTCGGCTTTATGAGTAGGTCACACTGTGCGCTAGCCCGCGTGAAATTTTGTTATCTCGCTCGAGACCGTCAACAAAATCAACGTATGCCGAGCGCGTGGTTGCGTTCTGCTTGTTCTGATTACCGTCAATAACTGTCAGGCCCGTTTCGCTAGCGTACTGTCGAAAGGCGCTGTTAACTTGGTCCGCGTCCTCTATTGGCCACGATGGGGTATCGGCCTCGCAGAATATCGCCCCACTCTCTCCTGAGGCCACCGCCAATCTTGTAAAAACCGTTGCATACGTGTTGGCGTATAGCTCCGGTCGGTCCCAGTATCCTACCCCGTGCCCGTTTCGGGTCAGCCAATAGTCGTGCCCGGCTTGCGCTGGGCTCGCTTTGCAGCGCGACAGCCTCCCCGCGATAAGATCATAAAAAGCGGTGCACTCGATCGCGCACTTTCGCGCGTAGTCTTCATCTAGCTCCGCGCCGTGCTCGGGCTGGTCCGTGTCCCCACATTCTGTGAAGTTGATAGCCTCTATATAGCCGTTAATGAACTCCACTTCTTGCGCGTTTAACTCGATAGATTCAATGGTCATAGCGTTGTGCTCCCTGTAGTTTAGCGATAGAAAATCTATCAGCAGTACCACTCACCACGAGCGGTACTGAGTTAGACTCTCGGCTTTAGATAAGGCCCTTTGCCGCGAACGACATCGAATTGCCTCCACCCACTATTATGTGGTCCAGCACTTGGACCTCGATAGCTTTCAGGGAGTTAATTAGCTTATTAGTAATGGCGAGATCCGCGCGAGACTCGACCACAATGCCGCTGGGGTGATTGTGGTATATGACCACGGCGGCGGCGTTGCACTTTAGCGCCGCTTTGACCACCTCGCGCGGGTATACCATTGCGCTGCTTATGGTGCCCGAGCTGATTACCTGCCGCTCGATAAGTCGGTGTTGGCTGTCCAGCATGAGCATGCCGAACTCCTCATGGTCAAGCTCGCCAACTGATAGCGCCAGCCAGTTCTTAACCTGTGAGTCGCTGGTGCCGATAAACTCGTGCTCGCACCGTTTCCGTAGTATGTCTATCGCGTGCGCGATGATGCTGTCCTCGTCTTGTGGGCTAGCGGGGGAGTCGATCACATAGTCGGGGGCCGGTCCGCTGCTCAGTTGGCCCTCGGTCATGATGGCCGCGATCTGCTCCACTTGATGCCTTGAGCAATTCAGAAAATTAGTCGGCAACTCGCGATCGGACGCCGACAGTCTAATAGTGAATCCGGTTCGCTCGGTGGTGCCTTCTAGCAGCCTTTGAAATTGATTGTTTACATAGCTGGTTTTAGTAGTCATAACAGTTTCCTTGTATTGAATTAGTAGTATATCAGGTTTGCCGGTCCGGTCAATTTGTCTCGTGACGCCCTCCAGGTGCCCGTTTCCTTGTAGTTAACGATAGAAAATCTATCAGCAGTACCACTCGCGGTGAGCGATACTGGGTTAGACTCTCGGACTAGTGCCCGTTATTAATTCCCGTTTGATACATCGGATCACCGGCCCACGGGCGCGCGTTGGAATAGCTGGTTAACGAGAACCCGTGTTCGTTAATTATCTTGTGGAAACTTTCGCCCGTCTCGAGGTTAGGGTCTGCGACCACGTGATCATTACCGCAGCTGTCCGTGCGTTCGACAGTGCCCGCCACTTCAATCAACGTGAAGCGCATCCCACTGCGCGCGAGCACCTTATAGAAGTCTATGTTGGTCTGTTCATACCCCCACGAGGAGTAGAACAGATCCCCGACTTTAGTATTTTCGGCCATCGCTTGCCGCGCCTGTTTAACTTCGTCTATTTTATTCTGGTCGTATCGGCTGTCCCCTTTCAGGCCATCAAAAAACCGGTCGATAGAGATCTGCCGCTGCTCCTCATTGCCATAATAATAGCGCATCGATGGCTTCTGAGCTTTGCCCCTAAAGGCGAGTAGGGAGGGTTTCCCGTTGGCGTTGGTGCTGGTGTAAACTTCTGCGGTTAGGCCCTCTCGCGTGATGAGTCGGGCACCCGTGGGGATGTAGTCTTGTCTTTTTAGCATAACGTGGTCCTTGTAGTTGGTGATAGAAAGCCTATCAGCAGTACCACTCACCACGAGCGATACTGAGTTAGACTCTCGGGGCTATAGCTGCTGATCCTTAATTGAGAGCGCGACCGCTTCACACAACGGGAGTGAATTAAGCACGACACCAACCGCCCCCCAGCTCGGCGGATATTCTCCCCCCGCGATAGCCTTTAGCAGGTGGTCCCGTGCCTTGGCAGATAGCGCCCGCGTCTGCCAGATCCCGCCCGTGTCGGTTTTGGTCCACAGCACGCGCTTAGCTAACAGCCTCTTTACGTCTCTCTCTTGTAGCCACGCCACGAGTAATCCGTCTATTACATTATCAATCGATTCCCTGTATCTGAACGGCTCGTTGTGGGTGCCTGACATCTCCGCGACAATATCCGGCAGCGTGTCGATATACTCTTGAATCTTTTGGCGCATCGTGCGCAAGTTAAACTCGACATCGGTGCAGCCCCCGTGCCCGCTATTTGCTGCGGACCCCACGCGCACGCCATCAAAATACACTGTGCACTCGAAACAATTGGTTTCCTGCGAGGCGAACTGTGCGTGCTTAACATTCTTAATGCTTAGTCTGCTGGTCATAACGTGATCCTTGTAGTTAATGATAGAAAGCCTATCAGCAGTACCACTCGCGGTGAGCGATACTGAGTTAGACTCTCTTAAACGCGAGTCGGCATTATTACGAACTCGCCTAGCGGGCCTTTCCCGCGTGCGCTGTCGTTCGGTGTCGCCCCCACTAGCATAGTGACCGGCCCCCCATTAGCGACTTTATCGAGTAGGATCTTTTGGAAGTGGGCGGGACCGATTTTAACTAATGGGGAGCTTTTACCGTGCAGATCCCTATCGATAACTTGGACTGTGAGCGGGTCCACTACCACGCTGTCTCGGTTTCGCGTGGGGATCACACGGTTAATATCAGGATAGACGAACGAGCACTCCACGGGATCACCTGTTTTGGGGTGATAGTATCCGGCGGGCTTATCTGTCGGCGCCCAGCCTAGAATATGACCATCTGTCGCGCGCATGTGGGTGCCATCGCTGTGCAAGTATCGAAGAAAAGAACGCACGTCCTTGTCATTAGCAACAAATCGGGCGAGCCATTGTTCGGCCGTCTTTGCTTTTGCTGGGGCGGAGGGGGCAAAGTGGAGCAGTAGTGCTAGCTTTTCGCTTTCTAGGATGGTTCCACCTGCTGCGATACCGCGCGCGATAGCGTACGCGTCCTTTCTGTTTGCTGCCTTTGTACCTTCTGGGATGTTAATTAAAGGGGTCATAACGTGGTCCTTGTAGTTGGTGATAGAAAGCCTATCAGCAGTACCACTCGTGGTGAGCGATACTGAGTTAGACTCTCTTAGCTGCTAGCTGGTGCGCTCTCGATCACAAAGTAATACCCGCAGAATACAGGGAATGTGTCTCCCACTTCGCCTAGACCTATTTTGCGGAGCATTTCCATAGCTTCTGCGGTCTGCTCCTCGGTGTAGCCCCCGCCGCAAGTTCGTAGGCATAGATCTGCCACTTGTGAGTCGGTCGCCGCGTGGGTGGCCATCCATCCCGTTTTAGTTAGCCTAATAGATGTAGGGGCTAGGCTGCTCATTACACCACCTTCTTAATTGACTGAATGATCAGTTTGCCATAGTGAGTGCCTAGCATTGCTTCGACTTCTTGCCCGTCAAAGTTTGTGACGCCGTACCCTTCTGAGCTATCGACCGCTGTTTTGGCCTCGTACCCGTCCAGCTCCACCAGATAGCGGGGGTTGCCATTCTCGGAGCTGGGCTCTCGCTGTATTACAGTCAAGATCCCTGTGTGGCGTGTGGCGTTTTTCATAACGTGGTCCTTGTAGTTTAGCGATAGAAAATCTACCAGCAGTACCACTCGTGGTGAGCGATACTGAGTTAGTCTCTCTTAGCTGCTGGCCTTTAGATCTGCTGCTATTGTGGACCGCAGGAAGTTAACAGCGCGTTGACTGCCAGCGCTGCGCACCATCGACTCTAACTGTGCGCGGTACGCAGCAGTATTGCCTAGTGCTAGGTGTTGCCGTGCCATCGCGATCTGACGTGTGTACATCTTCATAGCTATAGCACCTGCGCGCGGACGGCGATTGTATAGCCTAGGGTCTTGATACTTTCTAGCGTGGCCCGTGTGAGAGTAGATGTACCCGCTATTTCGCAGAATACTCGTGATCTCTTGCACTCGGGGTAGATAAGCTCGCGCCCGTAGTTGCTCTTAATGCTTACTAGTAATTCCATCTTAACCGCTCCTTGTAGGTGGCGCGCTGTGTTGCGAGCCAATACGCAGACATTACGCCCTATTGACTCCTTGGTCAAGCACTTAGAGCCACTAGGCCCGAATAAACTCTGCCTTTACTCGGGCCTAGCATTCGGGCCACCTATATCTTGTTGATATCTAAAGAGAATCCGTAAAAGTGGCCCGAAGGCCCGAATAAACGCACTCTCAATCCCACACAGCTGGCACAGCTAGTGCTGCTGCTGGTGCTGGTGCGCGCTGCTGCGCTGCGCTGCTGGTGGTGCTGCGCAGCAGCGCTTGGTTTTGTTGATGGGTGGTTTTGGCTCTAATGGTGGCCTTTATGCCTCTTTATACCCCTACTAGACTAATAAGGGTATATAAAAGAAGGGGTTAGGGGCCTCGGGTCTTGTGGCCCGAATAGGTGGCCCGAATGGGCCCGAATGAGAATAGAGGGGTATCGGGCCGACCCCCTGTGGTTTACACGCGCTGCTGCGTGTTGCTGCGTCCTGCTGCTGGTGCTGGGGGAGCGCTAAGCACGCAGGGGGTCTTAAAACGTGGGGCTGCTGCGCGTGCGTGCTGCTGCGCTGCTATCAATAGCCTGTGGTTGCTGCGCGCTGCTGCTGGTGCTGGTGCTGCTGGTGCTGCTGGTGCTGCTGGTGCTGCGCTGCTGGTGCTGCGCGCTGCGCTGCCATCAATAACTTGTGGTTGCTGCGGGTGCGTGCTGCGCTGCGGGATCTGCTGCGGGTGCGTGCTGCTGCGCTGCGCTGCGGGATTTGCTGCGCGCTGAGGCTCAATGCTCTACAGGCCACGGCGCGCCTGGGCTCAGCACCCGCCGTTTTGACGGGCACCCCCCGCTCAAAGGGGGGCCGGCCGATCGCTGTACGCCCCCTTATACCCGAAGGAACACTCCACGACTTAAAGTTGGCTGCAGCAGCGCGTAGCAGCGGACCGCCTTCCCTGCACACAAAACCGAGCGCATACTTAAATTTTTCAACAAGAGGCTCTCATTAGGGGGGCGAACGACATGTGTGCAACGGGGAAAGTAAGTGCTACACTCAGCGCTCGGGAGGGTTTAATTGTGTTACACCTAACCGAGTTAAGTATTGTCTTTACGACCAGACTTCCTTAGGGGCTCGCCCCCTAGGGCTTTTTAGAGGTTAGTATGACCATCAATAAGTCCAGAGCCTTTGGTAAGAAAATTTTCGAATGCAAGGAGGAGCTTGAGCTGCTCGCTAACGAATATTTCCTTGAAGCGATAAAAGACAAAAGGCCGTTCACTCTGCCGGGTCTCGCTCTAGCGCTTGGGTTTTCGTCTACAGGAACGCTGCTAGACTACCGCAAGGGTGAAGGGTACGAAGAGTTCCACGAGGTAGCGAATATCGCAGCCCTCAGGGTGGAGCAGTTCACGGCAGAACAGTGCTATAACAAAGGCGTTAACGTGGCGGGTCCAGTATTCATGCTGAAGAACATGGGTTACACGGACAAGCCAGGTGGGCCGGACAACAACGTCCACATCAAGATCGAAGGACTTGCAGCTAAACTATAACCAGCAGGAGACCCCACATGTTCAAATTACTCACTAAGATCCGCAGCGCCGCAAAGACCAAGCTAGCCGCACGTAAAGCTCGCTCGGCCAAGGCGACGCACCGTCGAGAAAACTCTTTGAAGAACCAGAAGCACCGGCGGTCCGCCCCTCGTGCTCGCAATCCCCGTCACATGCTACACAAGAATCAGCGCACCGGCCCGTGCATAGTGAGTCGTCATGCAAATTGAGAATCCTAAAGCAGATGTGCTCGAAGTCCGAGTTGATACTCGCGGTGAGAAAAGCACCACGGTGTACGTCTTGATCCAACCCGAAGGCGGCGTGGCGCACTGGCGCAGCAGGTCTGCGAAGGGCACGCTGGAGCAGGTAGACCTCGACGTAGAGGACGTCCTCGAGTGGGAAAAAAGAGGCCCCTCTTGAACGTAGGCGTCCTAGATTCTCCTCCTAAAAAATTTCGGCATACGCCGGCGCAGACTCAGCTCCAGCATGTGATGGTGAGCGACGCGTCGGATATAGGGGCCGGCGGTGGGTCACGTAGCGGCAAGACGTTCGAGTTCTGTTTTGCCGTAGCCACCAGAGCACTGAAAGCACCAAACTCACGGCACGCGATCTTGCGATTCCGGCAGAACGCTGTCACCAAAGCCATCGTTAACGACACGTGGCCTAAGATGATGGGGTTGTGCTATCCCGGGCTCTACAATGAAAACCATCTTAATAAGACCTTGGGGTACTACGAGTTCCCGAACGGCGCTCAGGTATGGTTCGGGGGGCTAGACGACAAAGAGCGCGTCGAGGCCATCTTGGGTAACGAGTACGCGACCATGTATTTCAATGAGTGTTCACAGATCCCGTGGACCTCAGTAGACACCGCACTGTCTCGCCTCGCTCAGGTGTGCCCCGGACTGACCCTTAAAGCCTATTTTGACTTTAACCCGCCCTCAAAGCGGCACTGGACGTATCTGTATTTTGTTGAGCGGATGGATCCGACGACCCGAATTAAATTACTAAGGCCAGAAAATATCGCGTTCTTGTACATGAACCCCATGGACAACGAGGAGAACCTTGATCCTAAGTACCTCGAGCGACTGAACGCGATGTCGCCTAAGAATCGAAAACGATTTTTCCTTGGCCAGTTCTCAGACGAGAACAGCGACGCCTTATTCTCCGAAGAAAATTTTGATGCCCATCGCACGCTTGGTGGCGACGAGAGTCCGCTGCCGGACATGGTGCGGATTACTGTAAACGTAGACCCTATGGGGATGGCGGATGATGATGAAGACACTCGCTCTGATGAGATTGGTATCACAGTCACCGGCCTCGGAACTGATGGCCGAGGGTACTTACTTGAAGATCTGTCGGGACATTACGGCCCCAGCATTTGGTCCAAGATTGTTGGCGATGCCTTCAAGAGGCATCTCGCAGATACGGTCGTCGCTGAATCAAACTACGGCGGCGGCATGGTTAAATTCACGATCGAGGCGGGCAACACCGACGGGGAGAACATCCCAGTCAAGCTCGTCACGGCCACGAGAGGCAAAGTCGTACGCGCAGAGCCGATAGCCACGCTGTACGAACGGGGCAAGATCTCGCACTACGGGTACTACCCCGAGATCGAAGAACAGTTCTGCGATTTCTACGCCGACGGCTACCACGGACCCCATTCCCCTGACAGAGCAGACTCCGCTGTGTTTGGGTGGACTGAGCTGTTCCCGGGGCTAGTTAGGAGCGAGGCAGACACCAAGTGGCAAGTGCCGGCGGTAATCGCCAACACAAACAACGCCAGCCAGTACAGCAACAGAGGAACGCCGGGACTACCAGCAAAGCAGAGAAGGTGATACTCTGCGACTTTAGGCCCCGCTCAAACTAGAGGACTTACCGATGTCAACTATCTTTTCGGACACGACCTGTACCGTCAAACGCCAGCGCGGGCGAGCCCCCGGTGTCGCGTATGAGGTAACCTCCCCGAAGTACTCGAACCGGTTGTTCGTAGACTTTGCCCGCGTCTCCGAAGACGGGATGCTCGCTATCTTGTTAGACCGAGCTGAGAAAGAGGACGCTAAGGCGGAGACCAAAGCCACGTCCGCCAGAGTCACCCTGATTAAGAAATTAAAGTCAGGCAACGATCTTCGAGGTAGAGGCAAAGCGAAGCCTAAGGGTGAGGAGAGTACCGATGTCAAGTCTATTTAAATCTAAAAAACCCAGAGCACCTACCGCCATGACGCAGGCCCCTGCCGAAGAACCAAAAGCTCCAACCGAGGCCGAGGTGGCAGAAGAATCTCGAAAAGTGCAGCGAGCGGGTAGAACATCGTCTCGTCGCGGCACAAGCTCATTAGAAACCATGCTGCGCTCTAGAGGGGGCTCCAGCTCCACTGCTAGCAGCAGCGGCAAACTGGGGTAGCCCATGTACACCAACGGCACAATGGACTCCATAAAAGTCTGCGCGTTAGCGGACAACCTGTTCACCAAGCAAGACGGGGTCCTACCCTTGTGGCAGACTCTAGCGGAAAACTTCTATCCAGAGCGGGCCGACTTTCGTTTCGCCCGGTCTTTGGGTAACGAGATGGCGGAGGCCACAGTGGACTCGTACCCGATCTTGGCTAGGCGAGACCTAGGGAACTCTTTCCACTCCATGCTGCGAGACGGCAATTGGTTTGAGGTTACAGCCGGCGCGGATACTCGGCTAGACCATGACGGTAAGCTGTGGCTAGAGTGGGCGACTAAACGACAGCGCAGGGCTATGGACGATCGCAATGCTAATTTTGAAAGATCTGTTAAGAACGGGGATATGGATTTTGCTGCTTTCGGTAACACTGTACTCTCCATCGAACCTAACAAAGCACGCAACGGGATCGTTTACCGCAGTTGGCATCTACGCGACTGCGCTTGGGAAGACGACGAAAAGGGCCAAGTTGAGACGGTCGCCCGGAAGTGGAGCCCGTCGCTCCACGAGTACGTCACTACTTTCGGAATTGACAAACTCCCAGCTCGCCTACGCGAAAAGTATAAAAAAACTCCTTTTGCGACGACGCCGCTTTACCATGTGCTGATGCCCGTAGCCTTATCGGGAAACCAGCAGTACCTCGAGCAGGGATACAAGTACGCCTCTTACTTCGTGCACACTGGCGGGGAGAAGGAGTTGGTCGAAGACAAGGCTATAAACTATAAATACTACGTGGTGCCGAGATTTCAAACGATCTCAGGCAGCCCGTATGCGTACAGCCCAGCCACAATCTGTGCTCTGCCTGACGCAAGAACACTGCAGGCAATGACCTACACGCTGCTGGAAGCGGCGGAACGGTACGCCCGCCCGCCTATGGTCGCAACGCAAAAGGTAATAACCGGCGTTGTGGACTTACGCCCTAACGGCATAACTTGGGTGGACAACGCGTACGACGAACGTCTCGGCGCGGCATTGAAGTCTATAGACCAAAACAAAGGGGGATACCCCATCGGTGCCAGCGAGCGTTCTCGCATATACGATACAATCTCCCACGCTTTCTACGGCGACACTCTGAATCTGCCTTTAGGCGACAAAGAAATGACGGCCTTTGAAGTTCAGGAGCGCATGAAGCAATACCGACGAGCCAACTTACCTTTATTCTCTCCTATGGAGAAAGACTACAACGGCCAAGTCTGTGAGACGACTTTTGATCTCATCATGATGATGGGCGGGTTCGGGTCGATTCAAGACATCCCCCAGTCACTGGGTGACGGCGTGGAGTTCAAGTACAAGTCCCCTCTGTCTCGAGACGAAGAGGAAGAGAAGGTGTCTCAGTTCTCCCAGACCGCCGCTCTGCTTAGAGAGGCAGCGGAGTTCGACCAGAACGCAGCGGATAACATTGATTTTGATGTGGCCGTACGCGACGCGATCGAGGGTAACAACACTCCGACCAAGTGGTTCAGGCCGCAAGAAGAGATCCAAGAGGTTCGCGAAGCTAGGATGGCGCAGCAGGCAGCTATGCAAGCCACGGAAGCAGCGCAAGCGGGCGAGGCCGCGTGAGCTTAGTGCCGGAAGCATTCAAGTCGGCGTTGCTCAACGCGCAGGAGGTGTACGCGCTCCAGTCTTTAGAGGAGGGCACTGCGGACGTGTACGCTCAGCGGCTAGCGCTTAGCGCAATTTTGAACAAACTGTGCCGCGTGTACGATCAGCACTATGTGCCAGGCGACAGAGAATCGACCACGTTTCTACTTGGAAGGGCGTACCCTGGCCAAGAAATAATTAAGCATCTAAGGATTAACCCCACACAACTTAAAGCACTCGAAGAGGCAAACAAGAATGGAAATTGAAACCCCACCAGTTGAGGCACCCCCAGCAGTAGTCCCACCCGAGGGAACTCCACCGGCAGTAGTCCCACCCGAGGGAACTCCACCGGCAGTAGTCCCACCCGAGGGAACACCTTGGTATCACACCGATGCAGACGATTGGCGAGAGCAGATCGCAGGCAAAGACGAGACCAAGCTGAACTTATTGAAGCGAGTCACCGACCCATCCCAGCTGTTCGACAATTATTTTGAGGGTCAAAAAACTCTCAGTCAGCGGGTGGAGGCAGCAGCAGAGACGTTGCCGGAGAATCCTACGGACGAGCAGCTGCAGGCTTACCGTGAGAAAAACGGCGTGCCTAACGAGGCAACAGGATACGAGCTTAAGCTCTCGGACGGATTAGTGCTCAGTGACGAGGACCGCGCTGAGTTTCAGCCCGTCTTCGAAGTCATGCACGGGATGAACCTCCCCTCCGACCAGGTCAGCGCCGTCACCGACAGTTGGCTAAAAGCTCAGAACGGCATTGTGGCCAAAGAGGAAGCCCGCGACAGCGTGGATGCGGCGGACTGTACCAAAGCGCTGCAGGACGCATGGAAAGGCGACTTCGAAACAAACAAAGGCTTGATCAATGGGATGATCTCGTCTCACCTTCCCGAGGATTCAGTTGACGCGTTCATGAATGCCCGACTGTCAGATGGCACTGCGCTGTTTAACAACCCTGGGATAGTAGCGGCCTTGAGTAACATGGCTAGGACCATCAACCCTGCGGCCACGTTAGTGCCGTCAGGCAAAGACGCGCTGACTAGTTTAGCTACGCGTCGTGCCGAGCTAGAGGGCCAGATGGGAGACGACGACTGGCATAAGAACGCCGCCGGCCAAAAAGAGTACCAAGAGATAGTAACGGCGCAGGAAGTATTCTCTTCTAGACAGTAGCCGAGAGACGCGTCTATACTACTCACAGCAATGCGTAAGACCCCGGAAGCGTACGTGCAGCCCCAGAGCCTCCTAGCGGAGGTGCTGGTCAACCTGAACGCGTAAGTGGATGGTCAACTCGGACCCGTTGATAATTGTTACTAATTTATTAATGTATTTTCTAAGGAGACTTTGAGATGTCCGAAACGGCCTTTCAGATAATGTACCGGCAGGAGATGATCGCAGGGTTCGAAAAGCGTCAATCGCTTTCTCGTAGAACCACTACCACGGCAGCCGACATAAACGGCAACCAGGCAGTGTTCCTTGTGGCAGACTCAGGCGGTGCAAGCGCGGTAACACGCGGTGTTAACGGCGACCTTCCAACGCGCCCAGACAACATGAACCAGTACTCAGCCACGTTGCAAGAATGGCACGACGTTCCTGAACGCACTAGATTCAACATCTACGCGTCTCAAGGGGACGGTCGCAAGCTCATGCAACAGACCTGTATGTCTGTTATTAATCGCAAGATTGATCAAGACATCCACACGGCATTGGGTGCAGCTACTCAGACTTGGGGCGCAGCTTCGGCGGCCACCCTTATTCTAGTAACCATCGCTAAGACTAAGCTCGCGAATGCTTTCGCGGATATGGATGCTCCTGTCTTTGCTTTGATCACGCCAGCGTTCCACGGCTACTTGATGGGCTTGAAAGAGTTCACCAGTGCGGACTATGTCTCGCAGCCTGGCTTCGACGGCATGCCTAAAGACAAGGCATTTTCTTGGTTTGGCGTTAACTGGATCGTTGACCCCGGACTCCCAGGCGTGGGCACAGCTTCCGCCACCTGCTTCATGTACTCCAAGAACGCGATCGGTCACGCTTGTGACACTGAGAACTTGGCGACTGCCGTCGGATACGACAGCAAGAACGACAAGTCTTGGGCTCGCTGCTCTACGTTCATGGGCAGTAAACTCTTGCAGGATTCGGGTGTGATCAAGATGCCACACAACGACTCTGCATTGTCATAAGGGGATAGATACCAGTCATGGCATATATCGTAAATGAAGGACCGGGCTTAATTGCCCAGAAAAACGGACTTACCGGCGCTGCCCTTTGGGTATACAAGTCAGTAGATTCGTTGGCACTTGTTGCCGTCGCTGGCTACTTCACCAATGGCTACGCCCTTGGCATGAAGGTAGGCGACCAAGTCGTCGTGGTTAACACTACGACCGGCGCGAGCAAGACCGTAGCGGTGGCAGCAGTTGTCACAGACGGTGCTGCGTCAATAGCGGGTGGAACTCAAGAGCTGTTAGCGTCGGGCGTAGTTACGCCAGGCATCCAGATCGTCGAGCTTAACCACGCGTCAACAATTATCGCAGCAACTATTGCGTCGCTGGACCTGCACCCTGGGATCTTGATTGTTAAGAACACCAGTGGCTCGGGTACTACCGCGCACACGTTGACTGTTAGTGGGGGCACTTTTGACGGTACTAATAACACCGCCACTCTCAACGCCCCTGACGAGCTACTAATCATTCACGTGGATGGTGACGGCGTAGGAACTGTAGTCCAGAACACCGGATCTGTAGGCCTATCGTCCGTATAAAGAGCAGCTAGGACCGGACTCACCTGAGTAGCTTAGGCCAAAGGGTGAGTTTTTTTTAACCACAGGAGGCCTCATGGCTGATCCAGAAGAGAACAAAACCCTAAAAACTAAGACCCCATCCGAGAGAAAAGTAGAAGCCTGTCTTAGGACAGAGTTCGGACTTCAATCTCATAAATTCAATGTGTTCAACGCGGTGCTGCCGCAGGGGACAAGCGTCAAGGACTTAGGGGACTATCGTCTCTGGAGTCACGTGGCGGGGGACCTGACGATGTTTGACGAGATCCGCGCAGTCGATGCGGACGGCGGATGGGTAGCGGACTTGATCGTTATATACAAGTTCGGCACGCAGGTTCGATGCCAAGTTAAGCTCATTACGGAGCTGGAGGATATTGACTACGGGACTGCTATCAATATCAGCAAGTACCAAGTTAAGCAGCGCGGCATGAAGAAATGGTGTATTTTGGAAGGTGCCACGGTACTTGAAGAAAATATCCCGACACAAGAACTGGCACTAAAGCGAAGGCATGAGCTACTGGCCGCCCTAGCAAACTAGGACTAAAGTATGGCCGTCACCAGATTATCGCTCTATAACAATGCGCTCTATATTCTCGGTGAGCGGCGACTAGTAACTGAATTTGAGGACCGCGAGCCTCGCCGTGTTTTAGATGAGATAGCTAATCTAAACGCGTACGAGGTGGTCCTCGAACTCGTTAAGCCTAGGTTCGCAGTTACTAGCGCCAAACTTAGCAACCCCTCCGCGTCTAGCGTCCACGGGGTTGATAAGGTGTACGCTTTCGCGTGGGACTACATCTCCACCCTAGGAGAGGCAGGCCTACACGGCGCGAACGCTTCGTTCTTCTCTGACGAAAATTTTCAAAATCCAATAAATCGCTACATCATTGAGGGCCGCACGGTCGCTTGCGATGTAGAAACTAACATCTGGATGCGGTACATAAGCAAGACCCCCGATCTGGACGTGTGGACGCCGATGTTCGGCAAGCTGGTAGCCACCTACCTAGCCAAGGAAGCTGCCAGCCGGATAAATCCTAACCGAATCGAGTACGCGGAGCAGCAGTTCGCTCAGGCGTTAGCGATCAGCATTCAGTACGAGTCGGTTAAAGAAAACCCAATAATTCCGCAGAAAGCTGCAGCCGACTTAACCGCAGACCAGCTGGTGATATACAACCAAGTCGCCCACGCTTTAGGCAAAAACGAGTTCAGGCACGTGGCGGACGGGAGTTCGTTGCGCCTAGCCATAGACGCTCAATACGACCTAGCCCGCGACTTCCTGCTCGAGACTGTGAAGCCGAGATTCGCCACCACCTCTGTGACTCTGACAGACGCAGGGGACAGCACCTCGCACACGTTCGATAATGTGTTCACGCTGCCCAGCGACTTCCTGACTTTAGTCTCGATACACTCTGACGAGAACTTAGACTTTCCAGTCGAGCGGTATTTGCACGAGGACGATGAGATCTTCGTGGACGCGTCCACCCCGATCTACCTGCGCTACATCCAAAACGATGTGACGGAACCGACCTGGACTGCTACGTTCAAGCGTGCGTTGTCTGCGCACATCGCTACGAACCTGTGCCCCCTGTTCGCGAACGAGAGGGAACAGTCCGCGTTCGACCTGTTCGATAAAGCGCTTACCGCGACTATGGAAGCGGACGCGTCCCGGGAGGTCCCTTACCGAGCCCAACAGGCTGCAGGGGTCCTCTCCACAGCCAAGCTGACAGTCTACAACCAGATCGCCCAGATGCTTGGCCAGCGCGAGTTGCGTCACGTCAACGACGAGAGCGAGCTACGGGTAGCCATTGACGCGGAGTACACGTTAGCAAGAAACTTCGTGCTAGAGGCGGTAAAACCTAGATTTGCCACCATCACTGCTGCACTCGCGGACGCCGATAACAGTGCGGTCCACGGGTTTGATAACGTATTTACGATCCCGACCGACCTGCTCTTGCTTTGCGGAATATGGTCGGACGAGAACCTAGACTTTCCCGTTCTGCGATATTTGCACGAAGACACAGAGATCTTCGTGGACGCGTTCGACCCCATATACATACGCTACGTGCAGAGCGCTGTGGGGGAGGCGGAGTGGACAGCCACGTTCACTAAGGCCGTGGCCGCTCACATCGCGCATAACTTATCTTCTCGATTTTCCCCAGAGCGAGAGCAAAACGCTCTTGCGGTACTAACCTCGGCCCTCGCTATCGCCGTGGAGGTAGACTCCACACGAGAAGCGCCCGACCGGCCTCAGAAAGCTGCAGCCCCGCTAACCGCGAGCCAGCTAGTTATTTACAATCAGATCGCTCATCATTTAGGCCAGCCCGAACTAAGGCACGTCAACAATGAGAGCGCGCTCAGGCTAGCGATCGACGCCCAGTATGAGCTGGCTACGGATCACCTACTGGAGAAGATCTCACCTAAGTTTGCTACTGAGACAGCCACGCTAGCGGATGCCGACGACAGTGCGGTTCATGGGTTTGATAACGTATTTACGATCCCGACTAACATGGTCACGCTCTCAGGCGTGTGGTCGGACGAGAACCTAGATTTTCCTGTTCTGAGGTACCTGCACGAAGACACCCAGATCTTTGTGGACGCGTTCGATC